TAAGGTACTTCCTAAAGCTGCTGCTTATACAAATGGAGATGTACCATGCATGTTATCTGCTACTGCAGAAGGCCCGAATCACGTTGACCACACTCTGTATATACTCTCTTGTACAGGACAGATGAGTGCGTCAAACGGTATCGCTGGCAAGACTGTATATGTGTTTGATGGTGATGCTAACTCTGATGGTTGGGTTTATCGGAGCACAGTAGAATTCTCAGACGAAGCTTCGTACAGATCCAATACAGACATTCTGAAAGCATTTGGTCTCATTCTTCCAGAAGCTACTACGACCTTCTCTGGTCTCATGTCTAAGGAAGATAAGGCTAAGTTGGATAACCTTGCTGATAACTATGAAGGTTGTACTATAGTAGACATATACAAACACGAGTCTTTTAGTACTGAAAACGATAATATATTCATAGGTCACGATGATACTAGTGCTATACAATATGGACCATTTACTCCTGTTTATGGAGAAGAATGTATTGTATTCCTGGTATCAGAAAGCTCCTCTTACTTTGATCATTGTCCGTATGTAGTTTATAAAAAGAGTGGCAATACCTATACATATTACAAAACATATGCATCTGAAGAGGAAATTCAAGAAGAGTTTGGCCACACTACTGTGAGTGGTTGTACAAACGCTCCTAGTAGGTTTGAAACTGAAAGTACAAAAACTTCGTTCAATATTAGCATTGCGGATGCTGGTAACCATTATACAAGCATACCACTTGCACTTGCAACTTCTACTACAGCTGGTATCATGTCCGGTGATGATAAAGCTAAACTTGATAAGATTAGTCTTACAGCTACTGGTCAGATAGAAACCACTTGTGTTGAGGAAGTTACATATGACGCAGCTACACGTGTACTTACTGTTAAGAATGCTAATGATGCTAAGGTAACATGTACACTTCCATTGGCTACTACAACTAATGCAGGTTTGCTGTCAGCTGATGACTATGCAATTATCTCAGATAGAGCATTTGCTTCTATCGATACAGTTAATTATGGTTCAACTGATGAAGGCGGTAAGATTACTATAACTGAGACTGAGCAGAATGGCCAACATCCTACTTCTGAAGTAACTATACCTCTTGCTACATCTGAAAAGAATGGTCTTCTTGATAAGAGTATTGTAGAAGATCTTTCAATATTTAAGGGGTTATCTAAAGTAGCAACTGGGCTTATAATACCTAATGACGACTTTTCTATATCAGATTTTGAAGACAATGAGAGTAATAATAGTATGTCTTCAACGATAGAACTGAGTGGTATTAATTATGCCCCAAATGGCCAAATTAGTTCAGAAAATTCGTGGTCTGAGGCTTCATCAGCAATAGTAGGTACTGTAAATATTTCATACGCAGTAGCAGATAAGAATGGCGGTGTAATAACCAAGAATGATAAAGCAGTACTTGATAATGTAGCTAATCTTAAGCTTGTATTCAAGAATGGTCAGCTTGCATTGACAGACGGTACTAATGATTATCTCATTGATGCTTATTCTAAGACTCCTGCAACTCCAGGTCTCACAGCTTCTCAAACATTTGAACTTGTTAAGAATGCTAAAGCTACTATCACCTTTACCAATAAGGATAGTAAGACTTGTACGCTTACTATAAATGGCGTTGATTCAGGTCAGGCTGCTACAGCTTCTGTTGAGCCAGGTAAGACTATTACACGTACTATCACATGTACAGCTGAGAATGAGTCTGCACGTTTTGCAGTATCCGTTACGGCTACACGTAATGGTCAGACTTCAACTGCAGCAAGTGCCGAATACGTCGTTAAACGTAAGGTAAACACACCAATAGTCACAGTAAGTGGTGATAAGTACGACAAGGCTCGTACCATTACGGCATCTACTGCTACTTCAGGTTCTACCATACAATATTCAACTGGTAGTTCTTTTGTAGATATGCCTTCTAGCGGTATAACTATTAGTAGTGATATTACAAGTAGAGCATACGGATTTAAGGGTGTACAAGCAGAATGGGTTGATTCTGACAACGCTTATACAGATGCTATACAAGTAGGCAAGCTTCCTGTATATGTAGGTTTTGGTGCTGCTACACTTTCTAATGAAGCTGCTATAACTTCTATGGAAGGTGTGCAGAAGGTTAAGAAGGATACTCCTGCTGGAACTTATAACGTAACTAACACTACTACTGGTAAGTACTTCTGGATCTGCTCTGCAGGTACTGTTTCTAAGGTAACCTCAAGCGGATTTGGTGTGCCTATGAACGCTGTCACAATTGTTGATGGCTATAAGTGTTATAGAACAGCCTCTGCTGTAATGATTGTTGGTGTACAGGAATTCACTGTAGCATAATAATTAAAAACAGAAGAATGGCTTACATAAATCTTTATGGAACGCTGAGAAATGTAACTGGAGAATATGTAGCATTGTCTGAATAGATATAGTATACTGACAATACAACCATCAAGGATGTACTGGATAGTATATACACAAGAGAATATGACTTTACAAAGGGTGTTTCTTACGAAGATGTGTCCATGTCAAGTCGTTCGTATGATTCCGACGAAAAAGCAACCAAAGTAGAAGGTGATATTTCTATTGTAGTTCCAAAAACCGCAACATACTCGGTTCAATTAATATGTAAAGACCCTTAGGGTCAAACTATTATCTGGGGTGGAGATACTAAATATAATAAAGTAAATGTATCAAATAGACATTCGTTTGAAGAAACAAATGTTATAACGCTCAAGGTAATAGGAGAATTATATATAACAAAAATTAGAATAAACCAAGATTGTGGTATACCTACGAAATTATCTGATTTATACAATGATGTGGGCGCTGTAACAGCTTACGTAGATGACAATTCGTTGTGTATAGATACAATCTAATAAAAAAAAAACAAATGGCTGATATTTCTAGTATTAAGGTTGGTTCGTCAACCTACACCATTAAAGATACAACTGCACGCTCCAGTGCTTCAACAAACGCTTCTGCTATAACTGGTCTTCAGTCAATAGTAAATAATCTGCAGGATGATCAAATTGATAGTTTATCAAATAGCCAAACCACAACTACCGTTAGTGTAGAGTATAATGGTGCTGGTGGTGAAGGTCATGGTTACGCAACTACTATACCAGCTGCTACAACATCTCTCGCAGGTGTTATGACAGCAGCAATGGTTACTAAACTCAATTCTTTGCAGGCTGTAGCTGGTAAGGCTATGTCTATGATAGGTGTTACAAGCACTAATCTTACAGATGGTACTGCATCTACAAGCGAACTTACAGCAGCCTCTACAGGAAGTCTTACTAAAACTAAAGGATTTGTACAGGGTGATGTTGTAATAGTACAGAACTCTTCTACGTCTAATGGTAAAGAATTTGTTTGTGTAGCAGATAAGTGGGTTGAGTTTGGTGACACATCTCATCTTGGAGCAATGGCTTCATGGAACAGTGCAAAAGGTACTATTTCAATTCCCACAACCGATCATAAACATACAGTAACAATTCCTGCATATTCTCACGCTGTCACACAGGGTACTGTTTCTGCATCTGGATCATACACTCCAGCAGGTACCGTTTCTATCTCTACAGCTCAGGGATCTCAGGCAAACGAAAATATATTCATAAACAGTCACTCTACAGATGGTAGTAAGACATGGGAGCTCACGGATCAATCTCAGTTTACAGCAGTTACTGCTAGTAAATGTGGATCTAATGTAGCAGCTGTTACAGCAATAAATGGAGGATCTTGTTCTGCTACAGGTGCTGTATCTAACGTTTATACACCTACTGCAACAGGCACATGGCCTAGCTGCTCAGTTAGTGGAGAAGTTCTTACAATTTCTGCAGGCACGGCTCCTACATGGGGTTCTGCCCACACAGTTATAGGTGGTGTATCTTATACTGCCGCATCTGTCAAGGCTACATCAAATGTAGCTGGTGCTGCATCAAATGTAACCGCCTGTGCAATCAATAAGTATAGTGATACTGCTTCAGGTTCTGTTAACGGAAGAGACGCATTGGATACAAAGATTTCAAAGGGCTTCACCGGTACTGCTGCTACTATATCTGTATCTGGTAAAACATCTGGTGTCGCTGTAGCAAGCCATGCATCTGCATCTGCAACTACTGCTGCTACAGGTAATACAACTTCTGCTACGGTTACTATAAGTAAATTATCTTAATATTGAGTTAGATGGCAAATATATCACAAATAAAGATTGGAAGTACAACATACGATATTTCGTCATGTTTGAACATAAGTAGTTATTGTAAATCGGGTGGTACTTTGCCAGTTGATTACTATAAGTATAGTTACAGAAAAGATACTCAACCTGTTGAATGTAAGTTGGTCACAATTCCTGATAATTCTAATTATAAAGGTGCCTTAGAAACCGGTAATCATATAGTATTTGCTTTTTATAATTGTCCAGGCATTAATAGGTATTATAGATATTATGTGTTTAAAGAATCGAACAGAGGTTATGTTGGCGAATTTAGCGTTGACAGTGCTCCTAAAGCATTAAATGTTGCATTTGGAGTAAGTTTAGCTACAACAACCACAGAAGGATTGATGTCTGCTGCAGATAAGTCGAAATTAAATTCTTTAGATCTCGACAACATTGCAACAGGGTTAAATATTTCCAGAGATTCTTCTGCTGTATCTATTGCATTATGTAATGATGATGAGGATATTTCTGGTACTTACAATATTCCTGCTGCAACTACTGCGAGAGCCGGCGTAATGAGTGCTACAGATAAGTCGAAATTAGACGCTATTAGCGATTCTGGTGTTGTATTTGCAGATCAGACTTATGATATGACAGTACAGATAAACAAACTTCTTTTTACAAGCATGAGTACTGCGTTATCAAGTCTGAATATAGATATTACATTACAGGAATTAGCAAAATATCCGTGTGTATCTGCAACAATAGATAAATCTACACTCACAAACGGTGTAAGAATAGCCCCTGGACGTTATAAATTTATTTTATGTGGTGTAGGAAGTAGTTTTACCGACGTAAAAGAAGCATATCTGATCGGAAAGGTTTATTATATAGGTGATCTCGATAGTATCACAGAACAAACTTTAGCAATACGATTGGCGTACCAGTCTTATGGTCACGGTATAGCAGAGTGGGGCATCAACGGATATTCGATATCTTAACAATCCTTAATTATGTAGAAAGTAATCAAATTATTTTTGCGATACCATGTCGAATATAAATAATATAGTACTTAATGGCACAAAATACGATATTGTTGATAAGAACTCGTCAGATAGATTAGATAAAATAGAAGAAGTAATAGTACCTCCTGCAGACGATGATACTGCCAAGGCTGTAACTATACAGGGGGGGGCTATTAAATTCGTTGACAAAGAAATCGGTGAAAACGGTGAATATACAGGAAAAATAAAAAGCGCTTTTTAGACGTCTGCAAAGCAACTTAGTACTGTAATAAATCAAGCTCTGATGTGGAATCCTGGATGCAAATTTGTAGCTGACAGGTCTACAGTATGTTTAAAAGGTAGTACTATAAACAGTTCGTATGAGCATAGTTCTTATATACCAATTGTTACTTCCAACACTGCCGGTATACTTACCGGTCAACTCTTCAATGTTATGTTTTCTAGAGCAATTGGGAGCGACACTGCCAAAGGAGAGATTTTTCCAATAATAAGTAGTACATCTTCGTCGCCAGGTAGTTCTGACTCGTCATAGTTTGGCCCTGCTGTATCCGTAATGATGCCAGCATTAGCTACAGATGAACAGCCTATAAACCCATGCACGCACATATATTCAGACACGTTACAGGTAGACGGCGTTAGCGTTTCATACCAACCAGAGCAAAAATTCGCTTATCTTCCCGCATCTACAGGCCTCGATGGAGGGTACTATATCGTAACAGCTAATGTAGCTAAACCGACAGCAACAGGTATGACATATGAATCGTTTCATGTATTACAAAGAGACGGTCAACGCTTTAAATTTTTAAAAACAATAGAATGGGCAGACGCTCCAATAGAGATTAAGAATCTATTTGGTGTAGGCTCAATCAGTATAAATGCAATAAACCAAGATGAATAATAAAGAGAAACTAATGTATATGATAATAGACACAGTTGTAGACTGTTGTTCTATCGAAGTAAATGGTATTAAATCGGTTACTGCAGAACAAGTTCTTGGTAAATCTAGAGCAGAGAATGTTGTAATGACTAGATGTATAGTTGCTCAGCAGCTGGTTAATTCTGGTTATTCAATGACTACAGTAGCAGCTGTTCTCAATAGAAGTGTACATGGCATAAGACATCTTATACAAGTAAGTGATCAGTATATGCATACATCACGTGCTTACAGATTAGCTATGGCTCAAGCTACATTGGGTTGTAGGGATTTAGAACCAGAAGGTTTATAATTTGTAAACAACTTCTATAAAATCATAATATTAATTTCCTTTTTATTCATCATTCTAAACTAAACTTCTTACCTTCCACATTACACTAACTAAGTGTATAATCAATAAACTTAATTATTATGGAAGGGACAGAAAAGATTTATTGTGTTGATCACAATGATAATAATGCTGCTTTAATGTCAGCATTGTGTAATAACAACAGAGGTGCCGAAATGGCAGCTCTTATGAACGGAGGTATGAACAACTGGATGAACAATCCGTTTATATACCTTGTATTTCTAATGATGTTTGGTCGTAACGGATTGTGGGGCAACGATGGTGTACAGACTGGAGAGAACTTCAATAGTCGTCAGATTGCTGCTCTACAAGACGTTGTTAACACTAATCATAACAACGACCTTGTCATGTCCGCTATGCAGGACAATCAGGCTGCTATAAGGGAGTTAGCACAGACATTTAACTGTGATATTAACTCTATGCAGAATGCTATATGTGGTGTTAAGAGTGCTATTGAACAGGTTGGTGGTGCAGTTGGATTCAGCTCAGAAAGAGTGATCAACGCTGCTAATCTTGGTAATCTTAACATAATACAACAACTTAAAGACTGTTGCTGCGAGAACAAACTTACAGCTACAACTCAAGGATATGAGAATCGTATAGCTACTCTCAATCAAACAAATGCCTTGCAGTCTGGTCAGAATAACATAGCTAATGCTATTGCAGAAGCTCGTACTTATACAAATACAGGTCTTGAAAGAGGCTTTGCTTCTGTAGCTTACGAAACACAACGTCAAACTTGTGATATTGTCAATAATGCTAATGCTAATACACAGCGTATTATAGATACACTCAACTGTCATTGGCAGACCGAAACATCACAAGCATTGCAGGACGCTAAGTTTGAAATCAGTCAGCTTAGACAGAATCAATACTTAATTAACAACCTCGGTGGTGGTTGTTCTTGTAACGCATAATCAGTATGGTTACGATAACTTCTATACCTTCTGCAACAGCTGCTGCTGGGACACAGCAGTAGCTTGTACAGTTGGTTGAGCCATTGTGCAAACCGTTCAATGACTCCTCAACAATACAACCTATATCATCAGTTACATTTACAGTAGGTGCAGTATAGGTAGAACCTGTTACTTCTGGTTCTACTACTACATACAGTGCCATAGTCCCTATTAATGTAACAGGCTACATTACATACAGACCTGTAGGTAAATGTGGTACATTGACTAAGTTGTTTGCTGAGAAATTTACAGTAGCTTTTACCGGTCTTACTGCAAGTCCTACTACATTTACTATTACCACCGGAATGTAGACTAAAGGATCTGCAAATGTTAAGAGCTGTAACAAAGCTTATGCATATAATATTAACACAGCAGTAACTATAACAGCAGCTTGATATGTATTTTAAGGATTTAAAACCAGGTTATGTTATTTACATCTTTAATCGTGATAATGTTACTGTAGAACAAGTAAAAGTAACCCATGTATCGGTTCCTCATTTTGATAGTAAGAACTATCCGGGAAATACTACTATGGTTGTAGATGTCTCTGCAGGAACAGAGGGTACAACTAAAACGTATACCTTGAAGAATGATACTGATACTGGTTATACAGATCAACTGATTATAACTACAGATAAACAAAACATTGTACGTGAGATAGAAATAGCTAAGGTTCAATCTGAAGAGATACTGAGTCAAGTTGAGACTCATAAGAAACGTATAGATAAGTATACCAAAATATTAGCGGAGTTTAATCCTGCTATAAAAGAGAAACAAGAAATTGATAATCGTTTTGGGAAACTTGAATCATCTATCAATGAGATTAAGAATATACTAATGAACATAAACAGAAATGATGTGGGTAATAATTAAACAATGTAATTAGACTCATGATCAATTACCTAACGAAGAACCAACTGGCCTTATAATAAAAGCCAAGTCCTTCTTAGACTATGTTCACAAGCATGGCTATCATTTTACAGATAAGCTGTCAGAAATCGCTTCTGAGCGCATGTAGAACGCTAATGGTACACTTCATAGGTGGGACTGCCAAGACGTCTTCAGAGAGCTTGAAAACATGCAAATACACGATTATGGGTCTTGTACCTTAGGGGATATAACATACTTAGCTAATATGGCATATGCTGATTTCTACCCTGAAGTACTTACTGATGAGCATTCTTGTATAAAGTATGCAGTTGCTGTAGCACATGATATTGATGGCTACGATGGGATAGCGTTCTCAAGATGGGTAGCTGATCTTATTGGTAATCAAACCACAGATATATCATGGGAGAAATATGTTTAACTTAAACACCGGTACTTAGCAATAGGTACCGGTGTTTTTATTTGTGTAATATGGAACTTTTAGTAAAACGAATAGCCAAAAAGAACTCATACACAATAGGTCAATTATTTGTAAATGGTACTAAAGTATGTGATACTCTTGAAGATAAGGATAGAGGTCTTACATCAAGTATGTCTGTAGAACAAATAAAGAAGCTTAAAGTGTATGGGTAGACTGCAATTCCTACTGGCACGTATACTGTTTCCTACACGTATAGTACAAAGTTTAAGAAGTATATGCCTTTAATCAATAATGTAAAAGGTTTTGACGGTATACGTATTCATTCAGGTAATACTGATAAAGATACTCTTGGTTGTATTATACTTGGAGAAAACAAGGTTGTAGGTAAAGTAATCAATAGTAGAAATACGTGCGATAAAGTATATTCGATTATAAAGAAAGCTCTGGATGATGGAGATAAGGTCTCCATAACCATCTAGTAATGGATATACTTGGATCAATAGGATCTTTTGTAGGTAGTATCACAGGAGATAGCTTCTTTGGTAAAATAGCCATAGCAGCAGGATCTCTTGCAATAGCCTATATAACCCCAATAGCAGGATTATTGTTCGCCTGCTTTACTTGTACATTAGTAGACCTTATATACGGTCTTAAAGTAGCAAAGAAGGCTGGAGCTAAACTTACAAGTAGTAAGAGCTGGAGGGGAACTCTTAGAAAAATCCGAGATGAATTTGTAATAATCATGCTCGGACATTTGTTAGAACATTCATTAGCCGGACCCGAGGCTTTAACTGTACTTAGTGGTGGTGCTACAGTACTAATATGTCTTACTGAAATATGGTCTATATTGGAGAATCTAAATACTCTAGACCCAGACGGACCATGGAAAGCTTTAGGTAAATATCTGCGGAAGAAAGGTGTAGATTATGCTGGCATTAATATAACTGTAACAAAAGATGGTCAAGTTGATATTGAAACTTCTAAACCTACTGAAGAATCATAAAAGACCGGCCATAGAGCTGTTTTTAGGCGTTCTGACGGCGTTTAGTGTCATGTATGGGATAACTATGCACAAACACAACGAAACGCTCTCAGATCGCCTGGAAATGGCTGAAAACAATATACAAGCCTATTAGGAGATTGCCAACAACTCTTAGTAGGCTTGTACTGTTTTAAAACTAGACATGGCAGATCTTAAGAATAGTAAGGATAGTGTTATACAGGAACTATATAAAAACATTAAAGAAAATAAGATAAAAGAAAAAAGTTTAAAAACAGCAGCAACCTAGACTTAGATCATAAACGTTAATAAAAGTAAGGGGGTAAGGGGGGATATTATATAGATAATTAAAGATAGTATATATACTGATACTATACAATATAATAACCTTACTAAAGTAGGTTATACTATAGGTAAAGATACAGTAAGTGTAACATTAGACTTTTAGAATACTCAATGCTTGTATACCTACAAAACGAGAGAATATAAGAACAAAAAGAACTTTTTTAAGAGGTTGTTTACATTAGATTTTAAAAAAGTAGATAGATATAAATATAAATTAACCAATACAAATGACCTACTTAAAGAGTCAGATGTTAGAATAATAGAACAATAGTAATATGAATATGTTTTCGCTACGTACTATAATAGACGATATACTCTTAATAGTACGAAATAATAATATAAGCGAAAGTGAGGATTTATCAAGAGCACAAATAGCATCATGGGTTCTATAGTATAAAGCTGCTTTAATAAAAGCCCGTAAAGATAAAGAAGATTAGGCTGATAATGAAGGTAGTGATGACAACTCATTGACTGAAATGCTCAAAGAGATTGGTCCGCTGTCAGTAGATTGGGAAACTGATGCTGATGGTAATCCTACATATCGCAAGAAAACAGTAGAGCCTATTCCTAGTATCTTAGATAAAGACAGACGTTATTTATTTTGTGTACATGATATATATCATATGCCTATACAATACATGTCTGAAGAACGTAAGTACTTCCATAGATTTAGAAAGTATACGTTTGGAGAGATCACTTACGAGTATGAGATAGATAAGGATGGTAAAGAATGGTTAATATTCCACGGTATAGATCTTAACTACTTAAATAAAGTATGGATAGAAGGATTATTCTCGGATACAGACGAGAACGGTGAAGCTGATGAAGACAATGTGACTATACCAGGTTGGATGATACCAGATATTAAAGCCAATATAATGAAGAATGAATTATCATTCATGCTACAAAGAATTAGTGATGATGATAATAACTCTACATTAGACGGTATTAAACCACAAACAAGTAGTCAAATTGGCGCACAGAAATAAAAACTCATTGACGTTAGTTGATATGCATAAAGCATATTGTAAGAGCCACGAAAAGGTGGATTACAGGCTGTTTAAGAGCGTCTTAGATGATTTTAATTAGATTGTCCTAGACGCTTTGTTGGAGGGCTCAGAGGGCTTTAAAATGCCTTCTGGGCTCGGTTACGTTTAGGTGGTTAAGTATAAACCTAAAACATATACACCTAAATCTTTATCAGTAGATTATAAAGCTAGTAAAGAAGAGGGTAAACGTATATATCATCTAAATGAACATTCTAATGGGTATAAATTTAGATTATACTGGTCTAAAATACCAAGAACATTTCCTGATAGATATAAATATACATTAGGATTTGTACGTCAGAATAAACGTAAATTGGCTCAACTAATATTTAATAATCATGATTATATAAATATAGATGATATACAAATATACAAAATGTGAATCAGTCATTGCAAAGATAATGGCAGATGCCGGTATTGAGGATATACATCTTAGAGTAACAGATATCAAAGAATGGATATTTGAAGCTATAGAAAAGATAGGAGCACCTGTTCAGTATATCACAAGAGAGTCTGGTGTAGATTGCTGTCCTATTCTCAAAATATGCGACAACCAAGTACCGTTACCAGATGATTTGGTACATCTGTCTACAGTAGCTTATGCTAGAGACAAAAAAGGTCCTTGGTGCCCTGTGAGAGTGAATAATCAATCTTTCAGAGAGGAACCAAGGCCTTGCTGTAATAAGCCGTCAGAAGAGACTAAAGAGGCTTATATGTATGATGTACCGTGTATACATAACGAAGAACACGAAGACAACTTTGTTAATAAGCCTATAACTATGAATCATCAGTTATATGGTATCAACGGTATGAAGTACTTAGCTAAGCGAGTAGAAGATGGTAGCGAAGAAGATCCTCAATACTTTATTAAACCAGGTTGGTTAGTAATAAACAGGAAAGAAGGATATATAAGATTGTCTTATAAAGCCATTGCTACAGATGAAAAAGGTTATCCACTTATACCAGATCTTCCGTCTTACCAAGAAGCTATCTATTGGTATGTACTAATGAAGCTACATTTCCCAAGATTCTTGAAAGTAAACTTTGGTAAAGGTAATGCGGTACGTGCCGGTATGGAAATGTATTACTATTTACAAAGAGAATGGTGTTTCTACAGAGGACAAGCTTATGCTGAAGCAATGATGCCTAACGAATCAGAGATGATTAATATTAAGAACGAATGGAATAAACTGATCCCGGAATGGGATGGTGATGAAGTATTCTTCAAGACTTCAGGTGAGAAACAATTAAACTTCCACGATTATTATTATGGCTACTGAAAATAACGAAATACACGTTAATACCTTTATTAAAGGTATGAATAGCGATTCTGCTCCAGAGCTGATGCCTTCTGAGTAGTATCGTTATGCATTGAACATGAGAGTGTCATCATTTACTCCGTTGTACAATGCATTAGAACCTAATTATACATCTGGTGCCATTGCTCCAGTGCCTGCAGGAAAGGTGTTTGACGGTATCAATATGTCTGGTAGTCAAATTCTTTGCACAGCTAGTACTGATAATGTAGGTATTGTAATAACAGCGGACGACCCTGACGAAGAAGGACTTAAACTATGGCACCTCTATAGAGTGGTGTTAGACGGTGATAGACCTGTATTCACAGAGATACTTAAAAATGTGAATAACAAATACACAAAACGAAACAGAATAAATGCCATACTATCTGTAGATGCTGTAGATTCTATTAAATTATGTTTAGCTGACGGTATACATCCAATAATAACTGTAAATGTTTGTGAAGATAATGTAGAATATCTGAATAAGCTGACAGATGTGGATTAGATTATTGACAGATTTTTGTATCCCAGTGAGCAGATATACCTAAATGCCAAAATCTCAGGAACGTTACCAACCTCTGTGATACAATACTCATACAGATTCTTTAAGAAGAATGGTGTTTGTAGTAAAGTGTCACCGTTGACAAAACGTTTTTATACTTGCGACTATACCAAAACGCAAGAAACAGGTAATGCCAATGGTACTTCTACTAGTGTAGGTTACCAATTGAGAATACCTATAGTACAAGATGGTACAGATTTTAGTACCGTATTTGATTATTGCCAACTATTCAGAATACAGTATGGTGGTAAGGAAGATACTACTGATACAGAAAGTGATCATTCCGAAGATAAAGATACGGATACTACAACAAAGGAGTCTGAGCCTACAATAAAAGCGTTTCTTGTACAAGAGTTTAAGTTACCAGAGACCGATACATATTTGTTAATAAATGATACCGGACTCACACCTTTACAAGAATACACTCTTGATGAGTATGCTACGTTTACTGGCGAAACTATTATACCTCAACACATTGCGTATTTACAAAAATCTTTGTTTGCAGCCAACTTTGAAGATATTAGTGTGATTGAAGATGAAGAGTTGTTTGTAAAGAGTCATACGGTATCTGCAGATGTTTCTGGTATAGTAAGTCTCACTAATCCTATTACCAATCAAACCAAATATGTTTACATCGACGATGTATTCTCTGACGAATATAAAGTATTAAGAGAGAATTATTATTATAACAAAGATTCTGATATTAACAAACTAATAATACCAGGTACAATTCATAGACTTATAAAAAAGAATAAGTCTTTGTATATTGTAGGAGGACAGTCCGAGTATGTTAAATGGAAGCTCGTGGCAAGAGCTGTGCCAATGTATGATGATAACGATCGGCAAAAAAAGATGCGAAGTGTTTCTGCCAAGAAGAATGGTTCGTTGGATATAAGAGATGTGTTATCAGATGGAAGAGGAACTCTTGTTGTATGGGATGATTAGGAGCGTAACATGATAGTAAAAGAAAGAGATCTTATAGAATCATTTAAAATCAATTACGACAAATCTATCTCATATACTAATCTACAGGACTCTATATATGCAAGTAATGCAAGATCTTTGATGCGTGGGGAAACGTATAGATATGGTATAATATATTACACCAAGTACGGGCAACGTACTGATGTGCAGTGGATTGATGATATAAAGATTCCAGAATTAAAAGAGATTCCTCCTACTGTACAATTATCTGATGGTAATTATTCTGTTGTGTTAGGATTAGAGTTTGAAGTTACTGCCAACGGTAAATATGACACATATCAGATAGTAAGATGTCCTAAATACAAAGAGTGGTCTAAAACACTTTATCAAGTAGTATGTTCTAAACCAATGAAACAAACTGTGCCTACGCAGGGTAAAGATAGTAAACATTGGAGTGCTTGGATACCTAATCCATACATATTTGATCAGTATTTACAATACGTAAATATATACTGGTCTTCTACCCCAAGAGCTATAGATTCTTGGAGAGGTGGCTACATTAATGGGAATGCAGATATGGTCGGACAGGCTAATGATTTCTTGCCAGGAGATTCAGAAAGAGATATTGTACAAATGTTTTCTGAAGACATTAATGTGAGAATAGATGATGTATCAAACGCTATTGCGCAATCTAATTGTAATCTATATCCAGCTTACACATACGATGGTCTTAATTTCTGGCAAACAAACCTAGCATTAAATAATTATGTAGATCACTGGTCGTTTAACGGTAATTGGAAAGTAATACTAGCAATGCTTAAGCACACCAATGTTACCATTAATGGCAGGTGGTATGGAGGCGATTACGATATTACAGACTGTTTTGATGTCGGATCCAAGTCTAGGAGTAATAGATACAAACAAATTGCGCCTACGTATGATCCTGTGGGAAGTCATCCTATACGATCTAATGACAATATATATGACGATGGTACAATTCATGATACGAAAGATGATCATACGGCGTTCTTGAGGAGATTCCCAATAGGTTGTACGTATGGACAATGTGCAGTATTGAATGGACAAACTGGTATTGCATTCACACCGTCGTTGTGGTATGATGTACTATACTATGACGCATCTGTTACAAAGCTTGCACAGGGTATTCATTGTAAAAGCGAGAAAATAGGGTATTCTGCTACATATTATTTCGATACACTGAGCGATCAATCCAGATACACAGGTACCGTTCCGAAAATACTGGCTGTAGAAAAGGCATCTGAGCCCTCTTGGGAGGATGGTTTCTCCGACATTACCAAAGACGGTGATGAAGTAGCCAACGGATCTAAGTCATACAAAGGAAGTACTTGTTTTGTGGGCGGAAACACTTTTAATAATTGGGTATCTAGTGGTATGTATGATCTTAGAGTGAGTAACAAGGTGTCACAATACGGTACCGGTGTTGATTACATGCATACAAACGGCGGCTCTTTTAACGGCTGGAAGAATATAACAGGCGTTGATAATGAGGAGTTGTTTGGAGATGGCGGGTATCAAGGTGTATATTCGTCATTAACTGGAGGTTTATACAAAGGAGCTGTTACAAGATCCCTTGGTTCGTGTGGGTGGATAGGTCCTGGTACAAGATGTATTGTGGCAGCATTGAATAAACCATACGAAATAAAATTCACAAGAGGAACCGGAGCTTTTCTATATTAGGGGCACCTGTTACGTAACTTGTACGAATCTATGAGGAGTGATGACCCTGCTGTAACTTGTACTCTTACCAATATACAACACACTGCTACCAATTACAGTGGAATAACAAGAGACTAGTTGCAATACGACACATATTATGGTCACGGTAATTACGGTAAATGTGATGGTACCCCATTATATGTATTTGACGGTGATGTGTTTGTAACACCAGTCGAATTTACTCCTATACACAAAACGTACGATTTTAACTCTTCTGCTGACACTATCCCATCGTCTCAAATAAACGAGTATGTAGTAATGGAATCTCAGTTCAATTCATTCTTTGATTATGGTTGTAACTTTAGAAATACAGGTAATAATAATGTACAATTAGAGCCAGCTGAAATAACAGGCGTATGCGCTCAGGATAGACCACAATATCAACAGAATGGAATATTTGCTGAGAATAATGTCACATTAGAAAGTTATACAGCAGCTGCTTTACAAAAGTCCAATACATCATTCCCTGCCAGAATAACATATGGTACAGACGATGATCTGCAAACTACAGACAGCAGAACATTATTTAAGGCTAATAATTACGTAGATGTGGGTACAGATAAAGGTTAGATAACTAATTTGATTGCGCAAGGTAATACGCTATATTTTTGGCAACTAGGAGCATTCGGTAAACTTGCTGTAAATGAACGTTCACTTGTGGTAGATAAGAATGATAATACTATACAACTTGGCGAAGGTGGTGTATTGCAGAGACATGACTACATATCTACTCAATACGGTATGCCTATTGATACGAGGAGTGAAGTAATTGCAGAAGAGAAACTGTTCTGGTACGACCCAAATAAGTTCGCTATAGTTACTGTACAAGAATCTCAAGTCATAGACCTTGGCAAAAAGTTGTATGTACAAAACTTGATAAACTCGAAGTGTTCAAATATTCGTTATACATCTTTTTACGATGTTGAGGCTAAAGAAATCAACTTTGGCTGTTTTGAAGAAGATGAGAACTATGCGCAGTTAATATTCAATACAAATAATGTATTCACATCCATGTATAACAGAAGTTATAATGACTGCCTTAATATGAATGGTATATGTTATTTGTTAAACATGGGGGTGTCAGGTAATGAATGCACAGCTACCCGTATTAATTATTTGAACGAAAATACTGGTTTATTAACACCTACTGTATTAGAGTATGTAGTGAATAATATACCTACTTCTACCAAAGTATTTGATGTACAACAAATAAATACAGTAAGTAGGTATTTTGACAGTACATTTGCACAGAATTTTATGAAAGAAAAGACATTCGGGATAAAGACCAGTATGTATGACATTACTACATGTGATGCAGATAAGTTAGAGATAACGGATAAAGAATGTAATATATAGTATGTATTACCTAGATTACATAATGAATCATACGGTAATAGACTTAGGGGTAAATGGATGGATGTTACAATGATAGACAAGAGCCCTAAACAAGATTATGTCATATCCAGTATAGTGACCAAAACAAGACAATCGTTCTCATGAGAAACTTAAAATTATACAAAAGATATCAGAATATACCTACATTTGATATAGGTAAACCTACATTTTCTACCGGATACCAAACGGGTGGTTAGAGTTATGGAGGTTAGTTTAGTATAGATAAACAGGCTAATGATTTTAGTGGAGATGCTAATTAGTATAGACAATCTGCTTCTTCTACCATAACAAGTGGTCTTGTAAACATGGGTGCCAACATCGCTACACAGATGGGTACAATGGCTGCATCGCAAGCTCTTGCTAAATCTGCCGAAAAAGGTGGTGAAACAGCTGCAGCAAACGCTGCAACTACTGCATCAAATGTAGCTGGATATGCAGCAGGTGGTCTTGGTTTAGCAATGGGTGGTCTAGGCATAGCTGATGCTGTAAGTAATTTTGGTACAGCGTTGACAAGTGGTCAGTTGTCAGCAGCGTCCGCTAAAGGAAAAGGATCCATAGGAGGTATACAATACGATGTGGACTACGGTGTCAACACAGACAGTGTAATGAATCTATAGAAATAGTATGATAGAGCAAATAATGCAGCTCTTAAGTCGTCGTCCATGACGGCCGGTGCCGGTGCAGGAGCCATTGCTGGTACAGCCTTAGGCGCTTCTGGTGCTACAATAGGTGGTTTGGCGGGGTCATGGCTCGGGCCTGTCGGATCAGCTGTAGGAGCAGGTTTGGGATTGTTGTTCGGCGGTCTGTTTGGCGGTAATCATGAAGACGAGATGAAAGAAATGGTTAGAAAACAAACTATCGGAGCTGATGCATCTAACTATCAGAACGAAGCTGCAGCATCATCTAAAGCTATACGTCAACAATACGCACAATCACACGGTGTAGCTGATTATGGTAAGAACGTGGGACAATCTTTAGGCTATGGTGATATAAGCCGTATAATGACCCCTAATGGGCCTTCTACAGGCGTTGTACAGGGTATGGCTTCACCTGACGAAGGGTCTATAGATATGAGCACAGGAGAGACGCAATATCATGGAAATCCTAATCCTAACGCACAAGACCCTCGTGTTGACAACATACCTGTAGGAGGTGATAACTTCAACGAGAATGTAGCTATACCAGGCCATGAAAGAGATGTGGAAGATGGTATAATGTTTGCAGACAAAGCAAGACCATACTTTAAAGATAATGAAATAATAAAGATGCACCAATAGTAGGTACAGAGTAGACATGAACAGTTTACACAAGATAATGAGAACCATAAGTATCGCAATGACGCAACTAAAGAATATATGCAAAAGCGTGCTGATAAACAAAAAGAACAAGCTGATCAGTTGCTTCAACAACAGTACCAACAAAATTCTCAACAAATTGCAAGAATTGCTCAAAAACAACAACAGCAGCAAACTCTTAAAGAAGAAATGATGAACATGTAGAACTATTATATGGATGGTGGTAAATATCTACCTACATATGACCCTGGTAAGTTCTGGGGCAATCTTTGGAATGGTGTCAAAAGTGTAGGTAGTGGTATAGGTAATGTACTGTCACAAGAAGGTGATACTCTATTAGGTATTGCTTCACGTATACCAGGTCTTATAAATGAGCGTAGTATCATAGGTGAAAAGGGTGATATACCTCGTATATCTGTAAGTAACAAATATGCTCCTGCTGCATTATAGACACTAAATAATCTTTCATACAATCCGTCAGCTGAGATGAGAGGTCTTACTCAACAGCAGGCTAGAAATCTATATGGAATACGTAATGCTACCAACCTAAGTGCTGGGCAGAAAGCTGCTTTAGCTAATGCTTCTAATAATCAGATTAGACAAGCTAGACATGACATACTTGTAGATGCATATAATAAGAACGCTCAGTATAAACAAGCTTATGCTAATGCATTGATGCAAGCAGGAGAACAGCAAGCTAATAGAGATTATAATGCTCAAGCTGCTTACAATGATGCTTATATTAAACAGAATGCTTCATACGTAAGTAACCTACTTGCTCATAATAAGAATGTACAGAGTGCCATAAGTCAGACTCTACAAGATAGATCTACTAAAGAATACCGTGATAAGATGTACGACTTGTGGAACCGTTCTATGGGCTACTCCGATCCATCAAATGGATATTCTACTGTTTCTCTTAGAAGATTAGGTCTCAACAAGAGAGATCGTAATGTTGCAAATAATCTCGGAATGCTCAATTTGTCTATAGATAACACCTTGACTGGTAATATTCCTTCTTTGAATTTACCTATACCAAACAATCCTTGGGTGAGTGTTAATATACCACAGTTTGAGAATGAATATACTAAGAAATACGGATGGTAATAAACTATGATACTAGGATATGAACAACCTGTCGAAATGCCTACAATGAGCATTTACGACAAGGATATGATGAAGATGTATTTAGGTGCTCTGTAGAAAGATTATGAGCAAGGCTTGCAAGAATAGAAAGAGTTCTATAAAACATACGGAGATTTTGTAGCAGCTACAAAAAAGGACGCAGAGTACTGGAATAACAATACTATAGGAAAGATACAAAATTTCGTTGCGAATAATCCTAATGCAATGAGAAGTGTAGAGGGTAGAGCACAGATAAGATAGCTTATTAATTCTATTCCACAAGCTGAATTGTCAAATATAAGAGCTACAGCAAAGGCAGCTGATTTGTACAATGCGGCTAAAGCAAAACTTATTGCAGAAGGTAAATACAACCCAGATCTAGAAAAGCAAACTGGTACATATCTAGACGATTGGGATTCAGCAAAACAAGGAGCGTTTACAGCAACTTCTCCCAATTCTTTGCAAACTATACAAGAATTGGTATTACCTACTATTAATGAACTACAACAATCTTATCGTTATGACGACGCATTGACCAAACAAAGACACGATGGATATCGTTATAGTACGGTTAGTAATCAGCGTGTTACAGAGGCTCTTAATGGCAACTATATGGATTTGATGAATAAACCAAGTATGCAATACTATAAAAATAGGTTTATGGCTCAAAATCCAAATGCTACGGAACAGGACTTCAAGAATATGATATTCAAACAAGTTAGATCTCAACTTGGAGAAAAGACTGAAAAAGATGATCTATTCTTTGCCAACCTTGATTATCAACACAAACTTGCATTGCAGCGTCAAGCACAGTCTACACAACGAGCATTAGCTGAAGTAAAAGGACGGTATAAAAAAAGTGGTGGCAACAACCAAACGTTATATTTGTCTAATAGGTTAGGATACAGAGCTGCTGCACAGACAGCATTAGATTTAAGCCCAGCGATGTCAGCAGGGAAACTATCAGCATATTGGGAACAGAAAGCTTCTGATGAAAAGGATAAAGATGTAAAAAAGAAGTATGAAAACTATTCTAAATTGTGGTCAGGGTTCAACAAAATGTCTGAGAAGGAGCAAACAAAAATGCTTGAGACATACGGTCTTGCTAAAAATGGTCAACTTACTTCTAAATATGAAAAACTTGTAAGTGCAGCTTCTGGCGTAGGTGCTACCGGATTTAAGACTATACAAAAAGATGGTAGTACTTATCGCCTAAATAGCGTAGCTTCAGGCACTGCTAAAGCAATATAGTTATATAATACAGGTACTACTAATGTGTACGGTACTGAAGTAGAAGCAATGGCTCAGGAAGTATTCGGAAACAAACAGAAGAACGGATTCTATAAAGTAACATTCGGCGGTAATGTACAGCCATTAAGATTTAGAGCAAGATCTACTGCAGGTATACGTAACTCTAGAAGTGGAGATACTGTGTTGTACAACTGGTTAAAGAATAATAAAGTTTCTGGTAATTTGTTTGGTTATAGTAATGCGAGAACCGGAGTTAAAGGCGGTAATGTAGACATGTCTAATCTTGATGTTACTGTAAACCTCAGAACCATGTTACGATTCTGTGATTATGCTCGTAAACACGGTGTATAGGACGGATATGGACATAAGATTCGTAGCAACACTACTGATGAACAGATATTAGCGTCATTTGGTATGAATGTTGTGGATTATGCTGGTAATCCTATTAAGATTACAGAATCTATGAGAGAGTCTGTAAATGCCAAAGGTAAGAAAACTACATCTAATAGTAAGTCATCATCACAACTCGAGCATACTTATGTAAACATACCTACAAATGTTACAATGCCTAACGAACAAGGTTCGTGGTATTCTATAAACAGAAGAGATGCTAAAAATCTTGGTGGACAAAAATACGCATCTGACAGAAACGAAGATATGGTAGCAGAAAGTATTGAATAATTATGGTTAAAAATAAAGCTGATATAATAAATTAGGTAAGAAATAGTGGTATAAATAAAACATCTAGAGCAAGCAGTGATTTTTACAACACTGCTTCTCCTGATGGATCTTTTGCCACAGATTATGGTAATGACATCTATACTGATCCTGATATGTTTGGGAGTTAGATAGATGAATACAAAGATAACTTACCAGAAGAAGAACAACCAGTACAAGAAGATAACTCTAGTTTTGTAGGAGATTTAGTAGACACAGCTAGAAAGCTTACCCAAGAAGTATGGAGAAATGCATTTGAAGCTGATTTGGGTAAAGTAGAGAAAGAAAATAGCGAGCTTGAAGCTATTGATGTTCTAGACAACTATAAAAAGACTGTAGACGAATATAATAAGACTATTGTGGAGTACAAATCTGCAGTCAGACAACGTTTGATAGGTGCTTCAATCGAGCAAATTCAACAGCATGATGATCGTTTGCAACAATTAAAGTCAAAAATTGCAGATCTTGACAGCCGTATCGATATGTACGACGAATGGATTCGTACAAAAGGTATATATACAGAAGCTATTGCCAATCAAATGTTTGATACTTCCAAATTAAGTACGGAAGAGTATATGAACGTTGTAAACAGAGGTACTTATGGAAGTAGTGGTTTAGCTGGAACTGTAAAAAGATTAAGAGATGACTGGAAAGAAATAACAAACGGAGAAAATTACAAAGCTTCTGGTCTACTCAGTCCTACAGCATGGTTAACAGGCACAGGTAAAGCTATCGTATATGCTGGTGATGTTATTACTGCTATCGGAGAAGGTGCAATGGGTTTTTTGTATAATTATACACCACACACCGCTGATAGTAGAAAAGTAGATTTTATCTTAAGTAAGGACGAACAAAAAGATGTAGCAAGTCCTGAGACTCAGAAATATATAGACTATCTTGTAAACAAGATGTATAAAGGTAGAAATCTTTCCGGTAGGAAACTTACTTCAAAGGAGAGAGAGAATGTAATACACCTCGATGGAGACTTTACAGATCCAGACAAGATAAAAGAATGGAAAGACGAACATCGAGAAAGAATTAAAGAGCTCACAGAAGAACTTAATATGGATAGGAATGCTATTCATCAAGGTCGTTTTAAGATGTTTGTCGGACCAATGTCGTTTGTACCAGATTTTATGAACCCTACTATAAAATGGTACAATCCAGAAGATATATCAGAGGCTTATAACGCAGGATATGATAAATATAATTCTGACAAACAGGCTACTGAAGAAAATAAAGGATGGTTATCTGGTCTTATAGAAAGTACTGTAAAACACCCATTATACGCAATTGTTGGTACAGGATCTACAATATCATTGTTTAAAAATCAACTGTATGCAATGGGCGTATCTCAAGGATTTGCTACATTGTTGAGTTTTATAGTAACTAAAAATCCAGCATTAGCAATGAGTGCAAAATTTGCTCAAGCTGCAAAATATGCACAAAATGCCGTATCAGTTGGAGCTGGTATCGCAGGTGCATACAATAGTCGTATTGAAGAGACTGGGATGGAGAAACTCCAAGCTATTCAGGAAAAGTTGTATGACGATCTTATCAAAAGAGGCGTTAACTATGGGCAATTACGTAGTAATATAAAAACGAAGCTTACAAACGATTTTAAATTAGACGTAAGTGATTACAACGATCAAGAATTGCTGGAAGCTGCCATTTCTTACAATCTTACAGATATCGTACCAGGATTAAAAGATTCACAAAAAGGTATCGAAAAACTTGTCAATGCTAATAATGCGCTTGCTGTAAAAGATTATCTAGAGACACTTCCTTTTATGAAGTTTGAAGGCAGTTTCTTAAAGAATACTCTCTCAAGAGGCAGAGAGGCTGCTGGGAAAGTTGCTCAATTAGGTAGGAAAGGAGTGTCTAAGATACCACAAAGTGACAAGCTGTTAAGTGTGTATGACAAAACCAAATCTGCTGTAGGAGCATATAAAAATAAAGTGTTTGATAAATTTATATCACACGACGCTGATTTTATTAGAAGTGCTAATGGTAGAATGCTTGCTTATGCTGGTAGAAAAGCAAAAGGTGCTGCTAAAATATTAGCATACGAAGGAGTACTTGAAGGAGGTGAAGAGGGAGTACAGACTATACTTTCTAAAAACTTTAGAAATGGATTGTATGATGACTCCACTAATAAACAAGAGTCAATGTTCGATCTTAACGAACTGCTCAACCTTCCTGGATTGTATTCGAGAGCATACCTTGATTATTTCGGATTGAATGATGATGACCCATATAACGCAGATCCAGAGCTTAGAAAAGCGATGAATATCGGTTATGCTTCTTCTATTATGTTTTCTGGACTAATTGGAGCTACACATAGCGCATCTACTAATATTAGAAACAATCCTTATGATGACAATCTAAGGCAGCTCAGGCAACAAATAAAGTCAGATAGAATTGTCGATGATATAATTTCTTCATACGCAAAACGAGCACAAGATCACGACCATATAGGAATATATTTTGACCGTTTTAAAGAGAATAATAAAAGTATTGTAAGCCTTATTAGATCGCTAAACGATATGAAGGATAATCTTCCTGCAGATTCGTAGATTAGTAAAGAGGACTTGGATGCTGATATAAGACTTGCTAATAACACATACAATATATTCAATTCTGAATACATAAACAAACACCTTGAGCAAAAAGGTATTTTTAAAACAAAAAATAAAGGTGGTATAAAGTTTGGCAGTGATCAACATAAACAGATTGTAATAGACGGAGCTACTGCTATCACAGACCTTGAAATGACAGCTGATCTTATTGAATCTCAGCGTAAGAAGTTTGCAAACATGTCCGAAGAATTTGATAAAACAGTAGAGGCTCTTACATCTGATCAAACTTCAGAAGAGGAAAAAGAAGCATTGCGCAAAAAGAATCCTGGTTTAGCAGCAGCACTGGATATTATTTCTGAGAAATTTGAAAAAGACCGACCTGAACTCAAGAAATATTATCAACAAAAGTTCGACGAGGCAGATACTTCATATAGTGAAGAAAATCCTGACAAAAACAGTGCTACAGATACCACTAAACGTAGACGAGCTTTTGTAAACAGATATTGGGATTATATAAAAGACGGTGTTAATGGTCTATCCAAAGAACAAGTTCTTGAACAAGTAGATGCTCACTATGGTCAAGAAGGTCTTGGTGAAGAAGAGTTTGCTATAAATCCATTGTGGGATAGTTTAAGGGAAACTTTCTTTGAAAAAGAAGAGATATACAGAAATAATATCTTAGCAGGAGTCTTTAGATTGATTAACAAACGTGCAAGAAAAGATTTACACGAAAAACTCAGTGATGTAAATCAGAGAAATTTGTTTATTAAAAAAGAGACCGGTCTGGATATAAATCTCGATAGACTCAATGGTTTGGTTGACGAGATAGGTAGATAGGTGGAAGAAGACGAAAGACACTCTAAAAAAATTTATGATAAATACGGCACGACAGAAGATGAATTATTTGACGAATTCATAAATAATATAACAAGTGATTATACAAATAAAGAAGATTCTAAGAACAGTGAGCAATTTGGAGATGTTATAAGTAATCTTGTGAAAAGTCTTACTTTAAACAATGCGTCATATATACTACAATCACAAGTAGCTAAAATCTACACTGGTACTCCGATAGACGTAGATAAAGTAAGAAATATAGTTTGGGGTGACAAAAAAACTTCTGTAGACGATTTCGTAGATCAACAGAAAAAAATATCCGAGCAGATAAACAAACGTGGAGAATTAGAATCAGACGTATCAAACCTCGACATAATGGCTCTTACTAGAGAATTTACAAGAATATCAGACAAAGCTTCTTGGGCAATGATTCTAGAAAGAGAAAAGGATCATGAACAACGCAGACTTATCGCAAGAAGACGTTGGGAGGAAGAAGATTCTGAGGCTATTACAGGAGAGCAACCATCTACAGAATCTACCGCTTCAGAACAATCACAAGAAGATGAAGAAGTTCAAACAGGTAGATCTAAAGTAAGTACGGGGAGAAGCTCTTCGGACAATGCACTAGATACTGCTATTACAGGAGGTAAGAAGTTTAGAGCAGGTGTTGACACAGATTCTATTAGACAGCAAGCTGAAGAGCGTAAAAAACAAACTGCTGAACAGGAGCAAACCTCTGAAGAAAAGGAGAAAGGTACTAACGAGTCCAAAACACCTTCTGAAGGATAGACTAAGCAGGGAGAGAGTCCTAGCGTAAAAGCTCAAGATGATAAAGAATCAACCCCAGTTCCACGTGAGAATAGTCCTGTTGAAGGAGAAGCCGAACAAGAGCCTGAAAGTACACCACAAACGCCTACCCCAGTAGAATCTGGTACAGAAAGTACTACAAATACAGAAACTCCTCCAGCAGAAAAAGCTGAACCTATAGACGATACTGAAGATGAAACTACCGTAGATGATAGTTTTGACGAAGAACAATCTAATGTAGACGATAGCTTCGACAAGGAACCTGTTATCGACGACGATCTTGATGAAGAACCAAGTGATGTTTTAGGCGAACAAGAAGATTATGAGCAAAGTATATCATTAGCTGATGCAGGTGCTATTGAGTGGGAAGATGACATTGAATGGGACGATGAAAATCAAACATATCGAGTACACGGAGAGCCTCTTTCTCATGAAGAATCTGAAAAACTTGAAGATGAGCTTCTACTACTCGGAATGGTTGAAACAACTGGTGTATCTCAAGAGTATTTACCAGACGGTACTTAGGTTACTAGAGAGCAGAAACGTGTATTAATAGATAAGAACAGCATAGGTGACCTTGTAAGTAGGACATGCTTCTATCAACCAGATGCTACAGAACCTGTAAAGCTCACAGTAAACGGACAAGAAATTAAGTTTGATAAACCTGTAAGACCTGGCTCAGAATTAGCTCAACGTTTAACAGAGAAAGATTTTCTTAAGAATGCTAAGAAATATTATGTAGTATCACAAGCATCTGCTGAAATTGTATCTGAAGATCCACGAGATGCTATGACTATATCTTTAGTAATAGAATCAGATGATGCTGTATATATCACAGTACTACGTGGTCTCGGCAAAACAAAGTCTGAATATAAACATAAAAGAAAACAGTCTATTGCTAAGAACGAAGAAGATGGTGATTTATATTTACGCTATTGGGAGTCTGTAAATGTAGTTGACGGATTTGTTACTACAGATAAAGAAGCAGATCTTGTTCAGTGGTTGGAGATGTAGAACTTAGACATGGATAAGATAGAAAGGCTATATGAACAAATGTTCGGTGGTCAAGCATTAGACATGTCTAAAGAAAAAACAAGACGTTTCGCATACACAAGTGTTCTTATGCAACTTGCTAAGAACAACTTTATAAACTGGTCAATGTCTGTAAAAAGTCCGTTTACAGAAGCCGTTTATAATAGAACTCACAACGAATCAGAAGAAGCTGGTAGAAAAGCTGCTGAGAAATTGTGGTACTCTAAACTAAAAGGAGAAGGTTCAGATAAGACGTATGTTGATACTAAAAAGTCTTTCTTAGAACAAGCACGACAATCATTAGCAATTCCTGGTAAAAGAGTCCTTACTACAGGACAAATCAAGACACAAGTTGCTAAGTTGCGTGAAAACAGAAATGCTATCATAGATGCATACACTAAATTAGCTGGTACAGATAAAGAAGGAAATGTTGTATTACCAACAACACCTATTAAAGACATACATCCTACCAATGTAAACCTGAGTAATGGTAGATTTGACGTAATGCCTAACAATCCAGACGGAACACCTAGGTTTAGAGGTATTCTTGAGACTTCTAAAGGTGATGTATCAATAGACGAATACAATGAAAAAGTTAAGTCTGGTGAAGTTGTTCTTGGTTACGGTACTGGAGTATTCGGACATAATCAGTATGAGATAAAAGCCCTTAACGGTGAACAATCTGTATTCAACGGAAGAGGTTTGTCAGGAAAAATATTCTATATGGTAAAGTCACAATCTAATCCTGATGTAGCTGTACCAATGATGCTTTCTGAAGAAAAATTCGATACACAGCTTGGTAGAGATGGTTCCGTACACTATGCAGCAGCCAATGATTTAACTCTCGAATTAGAATTGGATGAATATGGTCATGCTAAAGTTAAAGACGGTTCTACAAGACAGCCTAGTGCTGCAGAAGTATTGTTATACATGCTCTGTAGAAAATTTGATTTCAAGTCTTCTGAAGAAGGTGTTGCTGAAGAGATTACAGAATTCTTTATTCACAGCGGTTCCGAAACACTGCTTAAGAATCAATCTAAGTTATACAAGAATCCGATAGGTCCGTTTATGTCTAAGCAGTTGTGTTATAATCCTGGAAACAACACGCTTACTATAGCATTGCCTACTGGATAGTATCTATCAAATGGAGTAGAAGTGTACAGTGCGCAAGACTATAGTGTAGACTAGATAATGTCTGACGAACAGCTTAGGATGATGTGTGTCAATGCAATAGCTACACAGATGCACTGGAATACAGATAAAGACTTTATGAAGTCTAATCTGTCTATGAATGTTACAGATAGTGCTCTTGGAGGTTATTTGAACGCATTACTACAAGAAAATGCACAAGATTTAACAGGGCTATCTCCTCAACAGATGCTAAATACAAAATTGTCCATACTTGAATGTGATCAGCTATCGTTTAGAATAGGTGATTTCTTTGAGTATAAGAATGGAAGATTTGTATCAAGGCAGAATAAAGTATCTGTGATGGCATGGATGCTTGCTAATAAAAAGCTTAAGACGGATGTGTCTGAAAAACTATTCAGAGATCCGTTCGTGTTTGCTGATTATAATTCTACTGATGCTACTAGTACTACAACACAAGCTGTAACAAACGAACAAGCTAAACCTAAGTCTACCAAAACCGAGGAGAAGAAGAAACAGAAGGAAGAAACTCCTAAAAAAGCACCTGTTAACAACGAGCCTCTTATACAAGGTGGTGTGTATAGATTGTATGACAAAGACGCTGCTGATCAGCTTGCAAAGTAGAAAGGCATTACGATTGCGGAAACTGACGAAGAACGTAAGAAACTAGCAGAATCTCACAAGAATGAAAGCCTTACTGTTTGGGAGAATGATCACGGTAGATTAGAGGGTGTGTTTGTAATAACGCCTAAAGATATGACGCAAGATGAAGTAATAGACGACTTCATTAAACGTTATAAAGATTCTACAGGAAAAGAACTGAAGAAAGAAAGTTTTGAAATTGTAAATACAATAAAAAAACCATGGGCTAAAAACACATCTTGGGTAAAAGTGTTTGTTTCCGAAAGAGGTGATGTTAAGTTTATGATTTCTCCAGGTAAGGGTAACAATAGTTTGCGTTATTATCATCAAAAGTTCTCCACACGAGAGTTTGAGAAGCATCTTGGTGGTGTGTATTCTACAACAAGATCTTCTCAAAAGATGAATGAAGATAAAGCTGTTAATTATCTTGTAGAGAAACTCGGCATAGATAAATCAAACGTTATTGTCACTAATGCAATAATGAAATCTGTAGCAGATGAGGAGATTTTTGGTATGGTAGATCTTTGCCACGACTCTTTGTTGGGAGGTCTTACTGGTTATATAACACTGAGTAGACATGGTGGAATGGGTGTTACGTATCATGAAGCATGGCACTATGTAAACCTATTACTTCACGACAAAGACACAAGATTAGCTATTTATACAGATTACTTAAAACACCACAAAGAACTAAAGAGGAAGGGTGTAAAGGTAAGAGAAGTTGAAGAACATCTTGCTGAAGAATTTAGAAAGTATGTAGAAGAAAGGGATGATACTTCACTAAGAGGTAGAGTAAAATTAATGTTCCATAATATTATAGACTTTATAAATGCTCTACTTAATAGAAAGCAATATAGAAAGTTCTTTAAAGATATACAGTCCGGCAAATATGGAAAACAGAAGTAGAATCGACAATCTGTAATGGAGTTTAAAAAACAATTCCCAAAAGGTGCATACTCATTAAATTACGCTTTACCAGGAATGAGTTTCAAAAATACTCAAGAGATCAAAGGTTTATATTCCTACAGAGATTATTACGATGCTGTGAGATCAGTGGAAAATAGTATAATATCTACCATGGATATTCACAGTATAGATGATTTGATAGCGTATACAGAAGATTCTAAGGAAACTGACAGATTTGGAGAAGTGTTACAAAGGATACAAGAGATTAAAGAGTCTCTTGACGTAGATATGGACGCTTAGAAAATAGCTATATTAGATACACTTCTTAATAACAAACCTCTTGTAAAGAAACTGTTCAAAGAATCTTTGTTAGAATTAGGTGTTCAAACTAAGTTTGTATCTTTAAAGAATGAGAAAGAGTCGCAAACTTCTGGAGAAACTGAAACGGAAGTCGAAAACGAAGATGCTACTGTCAAAGAAGATCAGCCAGATAATGTATGGGATCAGGTGAAGCTTACTGTATCTGGAAAAGAAAATGCTGCTGTAGAAACAAAATTGTTCTTTAGGAGTATACCTAAACTCGCTTCTGAAATTGTAGACGGTAAAGTCCAGTTCGTAGAAGACTTTGATGATTATGGTGTACAGAAACTGTGGTCATTTGACGAGACGTGGAGCAATGTATCTCCTGTATTCGCACCATGTACATCATTTTCTGAATTAGAAGCAGATGGTGTTACATACAAAGAGACTTCTATGATGGGTTAGGCACAACGTATGAAAGATGTATCTCCTTTCTGGAGGTCTGTTTATACAATGTTGTAGAATATAAACGACGATACTTATTATACAAAACTGAAAAGTCAGCTCTTCACAACAATGTGTAATGCTAAAAATCCGATACGTTATATAAAGATATCTGATCTTGTATATAAGGATCAGTTTGATCCTGATATGGACGAAATGGACATTTATGACGATGATGACGATTCTTTCAGAGGACCGACTTATGAATCAGATCAATTGTAGAAATCACGTGAACGTAGGTGGGAAAATGTAGGAGATGAAGCGATTAAGGTATTCAGATCTGTTTCAAGAAGATGGTCACAACAATTAGCATCTCGTGGTTTAGTATCATACAATCCAGATTCAAAGAAGAACATACTTAATGAAGAATATATTACACAGATAATAATCCCAAGATGGACAAATATATGTAAAACATTAAAACTTAATACTTCAAAATTAACAGAAGGGATTTGTTCAGACTTACTTTATAAAGGAGTTGACGGTAACGAAAGTCTTGTAAATCAGTTCCTAGATTTCTTTACACAGTTGGGTATTCCTGCGGACGTAGGAGTAGTAAATGGTTTCTTCTTAGCTATATCAAGAGAGGAAGAGGGTTCTGATAGTGCTACTAAACGAGTAAAAGGTCTTATTAAAGCTGTAAACAGTACCGCACAAGGTAGTTTTGGTGATATTGTGAATATGCTAAAGCTTAGTATCGGCAAAGAGGAACTTCAGAATACTGGTAGATCTACTAAAGTAAGACAGTTTGATGAAGTATTTAATGATTATAAAGTGACTAGTCAGGTAGCCAAACTCGCTATCATATATCATGAACATCATCCTAGTGCTCAAGATATGTCACAAGAAGGACCTAATGGAGAAAAGTATTATCCTATCACACAAAATAACTCATTATCTTCAGCATTGAGACAATTAAACTCTAATGAAGGAAATGTCATCCAAGGTCTCAGATTATCTCCGTATAATGAATATTCAATAATTCTTAATGCAGCAGAAGCTGTTAATCCTCAAGATGAGAAGACGAAGCTCAGACTGAATACTTTTGTTGGTATGAAAGATGTCAATAAACAAAAAGGTGGTGACTTCTTGGAGATGAACGCATTAGATGATTATCTTTCAAAGATGTTCATGACTGAAAATGGAGAAATGACATTCCCAACAATGGCTGATAAAAAGACGTGGTATTCTTTAACATCTGAATATATAAAGAATGCAATGTGTCATGAGACTTTGCTTTTCGATATTCCGCAAAACTTCATTAATACTGCTGTTACAAATTTATATAATCAACACTTAGTAGATATAGGTGAGATAGCAAACACAGATAAGGATACTGTAACAGCCTATAAAAATTCCAAAAGAACTGGTTGGGATGATTATAGAAACGGTAGAAAAAAATGGTATGAGGATATTACGAACAGAGCTTCTAAAGAAGACCAAGATGCCATTGAACAACTTGCTGATATTAGAAAAGTAGCGTACGAATTATTATCTGCAACAGGTGCTAAACTTGCACAATTCTCTTCTCCTACATTACAAAAATTCTCAAACTACTTTATATCAGAATTAGACGCTGTAATATCATATTACAATAGAGAGAATATAAAGAGTGTAGTAGAAGATCCAAATAAAGCTAAAGACAATTATCACGGTAATATAGAACAAGTTGATGTGGACGGTAATAAGCAATCCAGGATGTTGTTTGGCGGCAATGGAGGTTTATTTAGATACTTCTTTGACGTGATCAACACTGATATGAACGGTACTACTGTCAACTTGAATCAGAAACTTGAAGCATTATGGAATCTACAACATGCTATTGAGTAGGGTACTGTCACAGATGAAAATTCTAAAAACGATCTGTTTAAAGTTGTAGGACTTAAGAACATTAGGGAATACGATAAAGAAGGAAACCCTCTCGAATTAGATGGTTTTGAACTTATTCGTCAAGAACTACAAAACATAAGAAAGAGATATGTCTCTATGTTTGACACAGTAGGAACTCCTAAACTAAACAGCGCAATCAACGAGTGGTTATTGAACGCAGTAGAATTCGAGATGGAACAGGTGTGCGGTCGTAATCCTAATATACAACTTGGATATAAGAATGATGATGGATTATATGTGCCAACATCAGTCCCTGTACAATTCTTATATAAATATAATGATGATTACTACAAAAACTATGGTATTGTAGTAGACTCGCCTTACGCTGGAAAAGCTAGTACTTTAACAGATAGTGTATTCCGTAGTGTTATTGCCAATAATGTTCTCAATTAGATGATTTCTCAGATAGAGATCGAGAAGATATTCACTGGAGATCCTGCGTTGTATAAATATAAAGCCAATAAGGCAGATAAACTTACTCCTGTTACGATAGATCATACTATTCATACGGACGAAGGTAACAGTGTACAGATATAGCATAAGACTACTGTGATGAATCTTGGTGATATGTTCTCAGACAAAATCAAACGTCTGGGTGGTACGCTATCTCCAGGTCAAGAAGTAAGAATAGATTTTACAGAATCTGAGAAAGAAGAGTTTGGTTACGAGCTTGGGTGTTCTAAGTATACTGTGTTAAACGTCAACGATATTGAAGTTCCTTCAGCATATTATGACGAGACACGAGATAGATTTAAGAGGCAGTTGTTAATAGATCATCTTAAACAATATGTAGCTACACATAAAGGAGAAATCCCTTCATGGTACAAAGCTCCGTTAAACAGTCTTAATGAAAATCTCAAGAAGAAGAATGCTGATGTAAAGAACTACAAAGAGATTAAAGATGATTTTAATGCTCAAGTAGAATTTTTATACAGCAACAAAAAATACTGGAAGAATGTAGAAAAAGCATATGATGATTATCTAAGTAAACACGAACGTGAGAGAGATGTATATGAATCTATGCTGGAATCACAGATGGCTCCATACAAACAAATCACGGTATCTGACGCATAGGTGTTTATACGTCCAGCAATGTATAGACGAATAAAATTCGGATTAGGAGAATGGTCTACAGAAGCCGATGAGAACGGATATAGTGATGAGATTGCATATCAGCTGATGGAGAACGGCATTTATAAAGGCAAAGAAGTTGCTCCTGGTGCATGGATGACAGATCCGAAATTAAATAAGATAGTCAAGAAGTTCCAAACAAACATTCTTAAGATGTCTTACTTTAAAAATTCTACTGATCATACATCTCAAGATTAGGAAACTTCTTCTTACAATAATGCTATATACAACAAGATGGCTCTTATGCCTCTGTTCAAATATCACGCATCTACAGGAATAGGTCAAAAGTTGTATCAACGAATGAACATGCCTGGTAACGAGCTTGATATGATTGCATTTAAATCAGCTGTCAAAGTAGGAGGTAAAAAATATGCTCCAAATGTTGTAGAGAAGTTTAAGATCAAACAAGATGCGGCTAAAGAAGGTATTACACAAGATAAACTAGATAATGCTGTGTCAAGTATAGACAATTCATTAACAAAGTTATCTGACGTAAGTATTGATTATGCTAGCGGACTGGAAAATAGAGCTGAGGATCCTTCAAATACACTTGCAGTGAGTGTACAGGACATTAAAGACTTGAGATTACAGCTTAATACACATGCTCACGAGCATTTTGATCGTAGTATGGGTACACAGATGGCTAAACTCGCATTCTCAAACGTAATAGATGCTGCAATGTATGGCAACAAGACTGGTCGTGACATAAAGCACGATATTAACACAATGATTGAAGCATTGTGTGAAAAGGGTGTTGTTGCAATAAGAGATAGATTCTACAAAGAAGTAACAGATCCTAAAACCAAAGAAACTAAACGTGTAATAGATACTTCAAAAGTAGCAGACTTCATTAAAGAAGTTGCAGAATCTCAAGGTTTTGGTACAAATGCAGATGATATTCTACGACAGTCTAATTGCTTGGAAAGTCTTACTAACAGAACTGTATTTGAACAAGCTATGAGTAAGCTTGTCAATAAAAATGTAGTAGACATTGTTACAAACGGAGGAACAGCCGTACAGCAGTCTGTATACACTTTTGCTGGTAGTAATGTACAAACACAGGGCTTTGAAGGTTATAGAAGCTTTAATAATGGTAAAGAATTAAAATGGATTACTAAAGATAATTCAATGGAAGTATTACTTTCTATGAATTTCTTTAAACCAGTTGTACCAAAAGAACATTAGGGGTCTTATGAAGAGATGCGTCAATGGCTCATCGATAATGATGTTATAAAAGGCACAAAGAGTGATGGAAAAGAATCTAATCCGAAGCCTTTCGGTATTGGCTATCGTATTCCTACACAGGGTATGTCATCAATGTTCTCATTTGTAGTAGCAGACGTTCTTCCTGAAAATGCTGGAGATACTATCGTTGTTCCTAGAGAGTTTACAGCACAGACTGGTTCCGACTTCGATATTGATAAACTTTATCTTGCTACATATACGTATGCAAACGGTATACGTGAAGAAATAAAGTTTAAGAAGAACAAGAATGGTGTGGATGTATTAGATACAAAAGAATCTACTATTGGTGCTATTGGTAATAGACTACTTGATGATTATCATGATATTATTACTGCTGACAGAAACTTTGCAAACGCTCGTGCGTCTATTGACGTAATCACTGCACAGATACAAGATGAAGTATTACCAGTAATACGTACTTCAACAAAGGGATATCGTGTGGGATATTCAATGCTTGCACCATCATTCCAAACTATGCGTAAACAAGAGTTTAGTGTTGGTAAAACTGGTATCGGACCGTTTGCGTTGAACGTTACTAATATGGCTCTTACGCAGTTTGTACATCTTACATTTGATTATGGTGTTAATGAATATGGCTTCTTAGGGCTCGACTCAATAGAAGGTAAAGACGGACTACGTATAGCTGACTGGTTGTCTGCCATGGTGAATGCCCACGTGGACGTTGCTAAAGATGCATATGTGTTCGATCTCAATGTCAACAATGAGACTTACAATCATACTAACTTCTTGCTAAGAGCAGGTATGGGTAAAGCTACGTTCTTCATGTTAGCAAATCCTGCCGTAAAAGAGTATGTAAACAAGATTCTTGGTGGTAAAGGAATATATGCTTCGTTTGAGCAAGAAGAAGATCGTGAGAAGACATTTGGTAAGAAGGAGTATAATATTAGAGATGGTATTATAAAAAAGATTCTTAATCAGATTAACGAACAGCTCCAAATACTTGAGCAAAATAATGAACTCAAAGATGGTAAACTTGTAGACAATGAGAAAGACTCTTATTATGTTAATCAAAAGATTCTTGATAATATAATTCCTTATTATACAAGAATAATAACACCAACTGCTCAACAATCTGAAGAGATTAGGAAAGCTACAAAAAGACTCGAAGAAAAGAATATAATGTTCAGCACAAATACAAAACGTGCGGAAGATGCTATACGTTATGCTAATTCAGCAGATCCTAGAACCAAAATAGACTCGTTAGTATTCCAATTATATGCCCTTGAAGCTTACTTCGACGTCAAACCATATGCTGATGCTATAAGCGAATTAGTGCAAGCGTCAAAGATCGATACAAAGAAGTTTGGTAATAATATATGCTCTCATTTTAATTTTGAGAACAATCTAAAAGACTTCCAAAATAATTCTTCTATGTGGACATTAAACCTGTCAAAAAAAGGAATGGAAGCTTTTTATAGTCAGTTACCAGAAGAAGCGAAGGTTCGTGATAAAGCAGGAAACGTTATCGGATATAAACCAGCAGTAGTATCTCAGTATGCGCTCAAGAGATATTTTGAAGATACATTCTTACAGAATAAATTCAATTCTGCTCAAAAATATACAAGAATGCTATTGTGGGGGCAATCTTATAAAGCGTCTCCTGTGTTTAAAGATATATTCTTCTCAATGGCTAGGAATATATTTGGACCTAGCGATTCTACAGGGCCAGATGGAAAAGTCTATAACGGATATAAGAAGGTGTATAATGATGATACTATTCAAGCATACGGAAACGGTATTGAGGCTATAATGAGATTTAATGCTCTTATGAAGTATGGTCCACAAGCATTAGAAAATGAACATAAACACGGCAATGATGATGCTATTGATTTTGCAATGAATGGTGATAGAAATGCTGTGATGCAAAAGGTTCAAGATTTAATATTCGGACAATATGAGTTGAATGAAAGTACTGGTTCATATAATCTTGTTAAACCTAATATATTTGAACGACTTCAAAATCTATTGGATGAGATTAAAAATGATCCTTCAAATGAACGTTTTAGCTATCTTGTAGACGAAGACGGAAACATTCTCAATGAAATGTTAACGTTCTTAACACCGTTACAAGCAACTGCTAATTACCCAATAGGTAGAATATTATGTGCTGAACCAACAACGTTTACAAAAGGAGAACGTAGAAACAGGCTTACTGCTGCGTTTAGTGAATTGTTGTCTAATGAAGATGATGAGATAAGAGAATTGGCAAGAGATGTTGCCTTCTATGCTTATTATTCCACATACGATCAAGGAGGTCGTAATGCATTCTTCGAGTTTGTAGCACCTCGTTACAGAGCACAATATGACATTGCGCTTCGTAATTCGACTTATGCGTTGTCTAAAACTGATGATGAGAGTAAAAGACAATTCTTATCTTCAATAGGTCAGTTTGAATTATTGGACGACATGAGTCTTGATCAATGTACTTCAAAAGCAGTAGACAACCTGCTGGATGTACTATGTAGAAATTATTGGTATGACAATAACTTCATAAGACCATATAGGATTCCTAATCAGAGTTATTCTAATTTCCAATCACATAACGCTACTGTATACAGCTATCCTGTTCAATAGGAGAATACTATTACAAACAAATCCCAAATATTCCCTACATTCATAGCATCTGCTGCACAAGGAAATCCTCTGTATATTAAAATATCAAAAGGCGGAGAAACAATGCTTTACAGAAGAACTGGTAAGATTTCTCAAGTTGCAGAAAAACAGGACGGTGGTAAAAAATACGGAGAAATATTTGGTGTATATACAGCTATAAATAAAGCTGGTATGCATGCAGGTAAAGTTAATATATTTGAGCTGTGTTGTGGATACGAACAAACCTCAATGTTCGGAGAGAACCGATTAAATAGAGCATTTGCTGAAGATACTGTCAGAGAGGAAGTTGGGAAACTTGTACAGAAGGAGCATGAGAAATTCATATCAGAAGACTCTAAACTCGAATGGGATGTTGAGTTGGAATGGGATACAGAGCAACCTTCTAAAGCCCATGTTTCTACTAATGACGATACATATGTAGATTCCAGTGGTTCTGCATCTATAGGTGAACGTGGATTTAGTGTAGAAGCTAAAAATGATGCTAAATATAATGCAAATAACACTGTTAATAAAAATGCTGATATTATAATAGATATCAACATGGGGGAAAAAGAATTTGGTAATAATATTTGGCACCACGAAGAGGGTGAAAGCGAAGAAGAGTCTGCTAAGCATAAGTATGACGAAAAAACAGTATCATTGAATCTCTTGAAAGATTCCCCAGAAAAAATAGCTTCTGTATTTGGTGAATTAGCAGAAAAAGTACCTGACGATAGTTTATTGGTAGCTGTTTCTACGAGATATACACAGAGTGCATTACGAAGTGCTGTTGCGACTAGTAGTTACTTTACAGAATACAAGAAAAAACATCTTAGCGAATATAAAAAGATGCTTAAGACAGAAGATAAAACATCTGCAGATGCTTTGTATAATTTACATATACAAGAACTCGACAATAGAGAAGATGCTTATTACGAGTTACTTGACAAAGCGACAAATGACTTTCTTGTAGAAAAACTAACTCCCACCATAGACCAGTTAATCGACTCTTATAACATAACAAGACTTATTTCTAGTGTAGGATACTATTCTAATTACATGGGTGATGTCATGATAGATATTTATGCTAACGTTTTATCCAAAAGAGGGGTTAGTTTAGGATTGTCAATAGATTCTTCGATGTATTACAAATATTCTGGTACAGCTGTGTCTGCATAGAAGAAATTATCTAAACTGAAGAGAGCGTTGTATTCTAAGCTAAGTCAGTATGAGTTTGTGAAAAACGAAGAATCACAATCAAACGAATCTGTAGAAAGCATTGTTGAAACGAATACGACTGAAGAGATTGATGACATAGAAACTACTGCAACTGACGAAACACAACAAACAGAACAAGCTGCAGAGCAAATAGCTGCAGAGGTTTTAAAGTCTGTAGAAGAATCAGGTACAAATACCACACCTCCCGATAATACTATCGCCAAAGAAACCGAAGATGGTGAACACAAGAACGAAGAGTGTGGTAGTGCTCCGGCAAAAAGAAATAGATTTATGTCAAAAGAAAATTTTGATGACGATATGCTCGATTAAATCTCTATTAACAATTAAAACACATGTTTTGTCCTAATATAAGTAATCCAAAAGTAAGATCCGAATTTAATGAACTAGTGACTGCTTTTGGCGGAACTCCTATGACAGAAGAAGAGTTTCGAGATTCAGAATTAAGAAATAAAAGACAGGGTTCCGAATATGCGGCAATGGAAGCTGCTTACAGAGTTTGGGACCGAAACAATGGAAATGCAATAGATAGTGCTCCTAACGGAGCACCTTCTTTGCTTTTTCAAGATATACTGTCACGATCAAAAGACAGAAACGATGCCATATATAGAAAAACAGCGTTATACACAAAAAGTTTTTCTGATAAGTATGGAGAGTGGTATAATACAGAAAATAAAGAAAATAAAATAACATTAGATGTAAACGGAGAGCCTTCTATAGAAGATGCAAATGTTCAAAAGACTGTGGGCATAACCCTTAAAGAAAACAAAGAACAACGTGTTGCGGAAGCTCTTAGTAGATTCTCTTTTGATAGAACCTTAGGTAATGATATTACCGAAATGTTTAGGAACGGTGACAATGTTTCTAGTCAAAAGGTGATAACAAGACTTGTGAGTCAAAATACATTGTCTTTAGGAGACCTTCGTATTGCAAATATACTTGCTAAACATGATATTCCTATTGTAATAGAGACCAATAAAACATCTGATAGAATTGCTTATACGGTTACTGATTCTAAAGGTAATTCTATTGTAGTGTTAAATGCTAATTTAATGTCTAAAGTAACATCACAGTATGCTGCTATTACAATATTACACGAAGTATCTCATGCCGTTACTGTAAACGCTATAGACAATCCTTCTACTAAAGAAGAAAGGCGTTTTACTGAAATGAACAGTAAGATGTTTCATACGTTCAGAAACATAGCTGAGCGGTTACATTGGCCTTTAGATAATGTTGATAATGGAATGTACGCCTTTACAAACGAAAAAGAATTTGCTGCGTGCTTCATATCTGACAATAATGTGAGATCTCTTTGTTTAGAGATAGCTAGAAAGTCTGACACAAAAGTGTCTACTAGAATAAAAAACTTCATAAACAGCATTGTCAACTTGTTTGTAAACAAGAATATATTTGATACTAATACTTCTTTATATAATCAATATACAAAAGAGATGACAGAATATCTTGAAAATAAAGAAGTAGTCTCGAATAACTCAGAAGAAATATCCACGGCGTTGGACGAATATAAGAATAGAGACAAACGGGCATTAATGGAGCAATCTTTCATACAATTTTTTGAGAATAATACTAAGTTGATGAAGATTTATCAACAAAATGCTCTTGTTGCGAATCAATATACCAAAAGTGCGAAACAAAACACTATAAATCACATATCCGACGTATTACAAACGAGAATAAAAGCATTACGTGCAATGTCTAAAGATAGTACAAATAAGCGAAATGAAAATATCAATTCTCTTACAGGTATAATAGACGCATTAGATAACGTAAATGTAGACACATTCACAGCACTGACTCTATTACGCAACACTTTAGCACCACAACTCAGTAGCGATATAGACAATATAAAGAAGTTGTATAATAACGGTTATAAGTTTTCTGGCGAAGAATATATGCATCATCTCCATGAGAATGTAAACGTACATGCCGATATTGCTAAATCTATTGAACAAATGTTAGGTGATGAATTTACTGTAAATTTGATTGTGGACGAACATAATAAACTGCATAAAGATTCCCCAATTACAAAAGAGGATGTTGAAACATTTAGACAAATAGCTTCCGCATATGGAGCACGAGCAAATGAAGGTACTAACGTTTTAAATAAGATTCGTGATGAAGTTGTGGCAGATACCCTTGAGCAAGTAAAGAGAGAAACAAGTGCATTAGATTTAGATGATACTATACGAGCATTCAGAGAGTCTGGAAATACACTTGGAGAGGATTTGGGATGGTTTGAGGGAATTGGTCTTGGTGCAGCAGATGCCTCCGCATCACCTCTAATAAGAGCTTCGTACCACTTACTAAACGATGCATTTAATGCCGCAGAAGAAGAGACTAACGACGTCATGGATGATTATTTACGTTCTGTAAAGGGTTTAAAGTTATCTAAGTTGTACGAACGAGCTAAAGACGGTTCTTTAACAGGATATCTTAAACGAAGAATAAACTTTGGATAGTTTTATAACGACTATGATAAGTTTATGGGAGACTTGAATGAGGAAATAAATGCAAAATTCAATTTAAATCTTACTCGTGATAATAGATTAGATCCTACAGATGAAGAAGCTTGTAGATATTGGAATGCCCGTAAAAATGAATTTCTTGAAAAAACCGCTGAACGTAAATATGTCCCCGAGTACTACAAGATACAATCAATGATTCCGCAATCTACAAGAGAACTTATTCAATCTTACAATGCTGATATTGATAGAATACTATCAAATCCAAAATATACAAAAGATGGACGAGTATAGTATGATCTTATATCCGATGAAGATTGGACTACATTGAATAGAGCATGGTAGGGTAAGAAAAGATTGCGCTCTTTCTATGACGAAAATGGCAACAGAAAAGAGGAAGGTACTCTTGCATACAATACAGCATTAGCTTTGTAGAAACAAAAAGAAGCATTTGACAAATTCTACGAAACACATGGTGGTAGAACACTTAGAAAAAAGAATTATGATGCTTGGAATAATGCACGTAATAAAAAAATAGAAGAGTGTGGTGGACAAGAAGAGTATGAAAAATGGAAGAATGGAAAAGATAATAAGTTTAACTTTCACGACTTCCAAAAATGGGAAGATAGAAACACTGTTTACAGACTACGTAGAGTAGACGAATCGGATCCGAATAGCAAACCGATAGTTTTCCAAAAGATAGAAAATGAGACTCGTGGTATAAAACCGAATTACGGAAAAGAATATGACGATATACAACAACAGATAAATGATTTGCTAAGACCATATCGTGATAGCTCAGGAGAAGTTGACGTAGACGGTATGTCTATATATTTGAAAAATAAAGTATTGGATTTATACGATAAACGTTACAAGATAAAAAAGAAGTTCGCTAATAATAAACTTGTACAAGCTGCAAATAAAGCACAGGCAGAAGCTTTTGCAAAACATATTACATGGATGGATACAAAATACTATCGTAAGAAGTCAGAAGAAGCGTGGGCACAAGTTTATGAAATGTACGAAGATGAGGACGGTATGGCAGTTGATCCAGACTTTGAATATGACACGTATTTTCAATTAATGGCAGACTGTGGTAGATTGTATATAGATCCAGAATTTGGAACTGTTTCTAGTATTACGCCATATTCATTCTTTCAACGTATGATTGCTGTCAATGATGACGATATGGTATACGAACCAGGTGACGCTTGGGCTGAACAACAAGACAACAGTGCATTCTTAAATGATAAATATACAGATGAGTTCAACACAACGATTGTGCCAAAAGAGTCTTTGTATAAAGACAAATCGTTTGACGAGTTAATGAAGAACGCTAAATACAAAAAAGCTTATGAGAAAACTCTCGATGTATTAAAACGTGCAAACGCTAAACAGACCAATCGTAATTATGTTGATAACTATCTGTTACCACAGATCCCAGGTACACTCTTAAACAGAATGTCTAATGCTACAGGGTTCTTCGGTCCTGTGAAATAGCTATTTACATGGTTAAAAGAACGTTTCGGTATAATGGACGATGGTAGCGCAGGCGAACTACTTGGTACTTCTACGGTAGATATGGGTGGAAATGATCTAGATAAGATATACGGTAAACATCAAAATCAGATGCGTGGTAAATATCCAGACGGAAGACAATTCAACGTTGTACCACAATTCTACACAAAGAGGATGGAAGACCCATCAATCATATCTACAGACCTCGTATCGATATTAATGTCTTACTATCAGATGTCTGCTCAATACGAACAAAAATCAAAAGTTCGTGGTAAATTAGACACTATACTAGATGGAATAGCTTCTAAGAGTTTTGGTGATACTTCTGAGGGAGATACTAAAAAAACTATTTTGGGAAAAGATTCTAGGGTGTATAAACAGTTAGATGAGTTCTTAAATAGAAACCTGTATAACGTACAGTTTAGAAGATATAAGTGGAAACTCGGTAGATTTAGTATAGAGCTTGGTAGAACGATGGGTTTGTGGAAACAATATGCTACAGCGGTAAACCTTGGTTTAAATGCTTCTGTAGCTCTTACTGGTGCTATGTCATCATTGTTTGTACACACAATGAATGCTCTGACAGGAACGATGCCCGGGGTATACAAACACTACAACGTTAAAAACTCTACACAGGCGTTCTTAGAGTGTATGGGAAGACTTGGTCAACGTACACTTAGAACAATACAACCGTTCGGTAGATCTTATACAAAAGACAAAGTAGAGCTATTAATGGAAGACTTTAATATATCAAATCAGTTTGATAGGAAATACAAATACACAAATCGAAACAGATTATCAAGATTCTTTAGTGCAAACTACATATATGGAGGATTGTCAGCATGTGATTTCTTTGTCAAATCACAAATAATGGTCACAGAACTAATGGCACACAGATTAGTAGATGGTGAATTTATAACAAAGGGAGACATTTACTATAACAGATTATTGTGGGGTGAAGATGTGTTCAAGCATAAATTAGCTGAATTCAAAAAAGCTAAAAGTCTATATTCTGTAATGAAGGTAAAAGATGGTAGAGTTACAGTAGACGATAAATATAAAGATGCATATCTAAAAAGTAAGAAACTACTTAAAAACAGAATAGAAAAAACTGCTGAGAATGCAGATGGTATGGCGACGCCTCTTCAACGTAATAATCTTCAAGGTTCGATTATTGGTGGATTCATTCAGATGCACAGACAGTTCCTTCCGTTGATGATGCAAGAAGCGTGGAGTCAAACTGTATACGATTATGACTCTCAATCATACAAAAACGGACAGTTTAGAAACTTATTCTCCACAGCTATTGAATTGTCAAAGAGTAGTTATATACCAGGGTTCTTCGCGATGTCTACACTTGGTTATGCATTTGGAGGACCACTTGGTGGATTACTCGCTGGCGGAACATCACTCGTGACCAAGAAATTTTTTGGGTATTCTAGCCGTGAGAAAAAGGAAAAAAATATTAATACAAAAAATATTTTAAAAAATAAATTTAACAATAAAAACTCAAATGCAGAATATAGAAAGTCAATGTTTAACAGAGAAACACTTGCTAGAACATTGATTGAAATTGTTGCATTGAACGCAATACTACATCCATTAGTATGTGCTATATGTAAGTCATACGACGATGACGACGATTGGAAAATACAATTATTATTACTTGTCTTACGAAGTATGGATTGGGAATCAGGAACCAAATACAGACTTGCTGAAATATCTAGTAACTTTAAGACTGCTACGGCAGGTACAAGTGTTACAGATGGTGCTACCGAATTAGGTCAATATTTAGGCACATCTCTATTAAATACTATTTCTCCAAGATCAAATATGTTATTCGGTATATTCGATTTCTTTAAAAACGATTCTGATGAGGAGGATGTAGGTATATTTGATGATATAATGCAATCTGGAGCATATGAAGGATATCCTAGATTGTTAAAAATAATATCAAAGTTGACACCATTCCACAGTGCATGGGAACAATATGTAGATCCAAAATCAAAACGATTATATCGAGAAACACAAATACAACATCTTTCAGAAGACGAAAGATAAAAAGAATCCCGACTGCTCTTTTTCGAGTAGCCGGGATTTTTCGTAAATTTATATGTATCTATTAAAGATTGTTTTGGAACACCATTTATACCAAAATCACATATTGCTTGTACGAGATAATATTTGGATTTAGGTATAGAGAATGTAAGACAATAAAATCCATGTATAAGATTTATATTGAATTTATTATATTCCTTACTGAACAAAGATCTCAAATAACTGATATCTTTAGGGCTTTTAAGCTTATAATAAATATCATAATAAAAATCTTGTCCAATTTTTCTAAAATAGATATCTGCAAGTCTCTCGTTTTTAAGCAATCTTGGATCTTGCAGTATATAGCATCCTACAAAATATGCAGGACAGATCTTTTTATTTTGTGGCACCATTTTTATGTTTTGCCTTTATGGACGCAAAAATTCGAGCTTCGTGGTTGTAACCATCTTCTCCAATTTCATCTTCAAGTGCACCTGCATCAGCTAAAGCCTGATTTGTTTCAAACTCTTCCTGATCAAGCATTTCACTCAACTCTAAACCTATATTATTCTTTTCCATAATTATTCGATTTTAAAATTCTAAATTAAGTTTTTCACATCCATCTCCCTCATAGTATTCTCTACTATGCTCCCAGAGATTATTTTCTTTATGCCATTTTATATCACAAATTGCTTTATGAATAGTAGCATCTCTTTGTAGTATATTGATATAATCGAATCTAAATACTCTTACAAAACTATCATAACCTGAATCTAATGCTACAATATAGAATTTAAAAGTCCATTCATCCATATTGACATTTTTCTCATTCATGAGATACCATTCTGCAGCAAGTGAATAGAAGCACAACTGTCTCATATAGTCATACTTCTTTATACTTTCTTCAAAATGATTAATCTTTACGGTGGTCTTTAAGTCTATGATTGTACACTCTTTGTTTTCATAATCAAATTGTACACAATCAAGGAGAGATTTACATGGAACACCATTATACTCCCAATTAATATGGAACTCATGGTGTTCTTCAACATCTTTTCTATTGAGCAGTTTGGATGCAAATTTATGCTCTAAGATATTGTTACGTAACTTCTCACACTTATTGAACATGTATTTAGGCATGATAGTCCTACCATCTTTCAACAGATCTATGTAAGATTTAAGCGTAGTACCCATTTTCGTGGCTTCTGACGCTATTTTATCCTCGCTCTTACCGACTATACTATAAGTAGCCTTATATGCGCTTACAAAGGCTCTTAGAGGCTCTATTTCGAGGCTTTCGGCTACTAATTTACAGAAACTTCTCTGTTGACCTGATTGAGGTACTTGGATGTCTTCTGGACATAGTACATAATCTTTATTAAACTCATCTGGTTGTAATATATACTCATGAATCATTGTCCCATGTGCCATGGCTGAGGACTCTTCATTAGCAATAGTACCATCCATCTTCTGTTTAAAGTACATAGGACTTTCTAAGAAGTATCCTATAGAACTGTTTGAGACTCTTGTATTATCCTCGTAATAAGGTATAGATATGTCCATCATGATTGTTCGGATTTAATCTCATTAATCATTTCGTCTACTTGTTTGTGATTTCTCACAAGAAACAATCGTGCTTTACATCTATGTTTCTTCAAGTAGTATTTAAAGAGTTTATATCGTAATGGGAAGGAATCACCCATTAGACCTTTACATTCTACTATAAATTTCTTTCCTTTATAGGTACCAATAAAATCTGGTAGATATGTTATAGGTCGTATTTTCTCTTGATTATACTCGAATTTATCCAGTAATGTGAAATGCTTTGGCTCATACTCTACAGGTATTTCTGCATTCATAAAAGCTTCATAAGTATAGCATTCGAGTTTACTCCTAAAGTGGATACCATACTTATCGACCTTTGTCGCATTTCTTACTCTTCCTTTATTTTTGGCGATTTTCATATTTCGCTAATTCTTTGTGTAACCATTTATTCATTGTATCAAAACCGTGATCTTTCACAGCATCAGATATATCTTTTGCTTCAAATCTTTTGTTGATGAAGAAAGGAATGATGTTATAACGTTGGCTATATGCTCTTGATTGTTTAACACCAGTCTTATCTCTGTCATATAGTATAAATATATACTTATACTTTAATTTCAATTGAGTAAGTATATCATCTGGAATAAAAGTAGTCTCACTAGATGGCGATACAGCATCATATCTCATTTCATACAAAACCATTACATCTTTCAATGATTTGGTAATGATAAGTATATCAGATGTAGGCTCATCGGGTAGCTGTTTGAGGCCTTGTATATCTCTAACAGATAAATTAGTTCTCCATTTAGTATATTTACTATTTAGAGGTCTATATATCTTAAACTTATCATTTACTTTGTATGCATACATGGGTGAACCGTCTTTGTAAATGCCTGAAACGATCTTATTACAAAGAAAGTACTTAATACTAAATACATCATACTTTTTAAGTGTTTCTTCTTTTATACCAAATAAATCCCAAAACTCAATATCAAACTTATTAAAAGGTTGTCTAACGATACCTATTTCCATTGAACCAGAAGGTCGATATTCTCTAGTCACAGTCCTGTTACTTTTGGGTGCGGTAGACCGTATTATTTTAAGAAACTCTTTTTCTAGTTCTCTATCTGTGTGTATGTTAGATATTTCTTTTACAAAAGTTAAAGCATTACCTGATTGACCAGTACCATGATCCTTAAACATTAAAGGACCATATCTACTTTTAAATACAGCAAAACTAGGGTTTTGATCATCAGGTCTTAACGGACTATTATATAATTTACCCACCTTAAAGTCTCCTAAATAGTAGGCAAATATATCATAGTCAGTCAATTGGGATAGAATATCTGATAGTATCCCATAAGTGGCTGTTTTTGTACTATACATGACTTATAAGTTCTAATAGTTTAGGAGATAATACAAATATCACTTCGTATTATCATAGAGTTATTCTACTCTTAAAAATCCACTACCGTTACAGCGTGTACATGTTTCTTTGAAATAGTCATCGATACATTCCAAGAAAGTTATGAGTCCGAAAGTAGACAAACCTCCTGCAATATCATGTATCTTGCCTTTTCCATTACATTTTGGACATTTTACTATCATAGTTTATCTTTATTAGAGATACGTCAGAAATCAAACCTGAATTTGCGACTTAACAAGTCACTGCTTTATCCATTAAGCTACGTATCTAATGTTTAAACATCAATAAACAACTTTCTTCTGTGTGACCGTCGGACTTTTCTTTAGAATATTATTGTTTATTGTGAGCGATGTAGGGTTTGAACCTACATGAAACGTTTTAACCAATTAAACTAATCGCTCTAAGCGTTTTTAACGTGACGCCTTACACGGAGGCCTTACGGACTCAGCTCCACCAACATGAGTTTAGATTAGAAAGGCAATGCACCCATGTCTTCACTGCCTGTTGTAGTCGTTACCGGAGTACTAACAGGATTAGTAAGCGGATTGGTAGGTGTTTCAACATCTGCCTGTATAGGACGCTCGAACAAGTCTCTAGCGAACTTCTTAATTTGACTACTTTCTACACTCATAGGCTCTACAAATATACCATTTGTTGATACTTTTGTAAATCCTTTATTGTCGTATACGACTTTAAGTCGTAAAGCCTTTTTATTTGGAATCATTGGGTCGAGTTTAGACTTCACCCAATTAATCATATCCTTAAACGAATTAAGAGTAGTATCTTCTATCGTTTCATAATAACAGTTGATAATCTGCATAAGTGTACCAAACTGCGCATTGTCACGCTTCTGCAAATCTTCATCTGTCTTAATCCACTGATTCTTTTCGTTCTTCCAGATAGTCATACTTGCTGTCTGACCTTCTGAGTTCTCGAAAATAATCTCCAAGAAATCTCGACCATTTACACTAGTCTTAACCTCTGTAGATTTCAGTGTTATATTGTCATGGATACCTCCAGACATATAATTAGAAACGAATTCTTCGTTATTAATAGTTGCTGATTTTGTATTATACATATCTAATCAATTACTGCGTTAAACGTCTTAGTTGCCTTTATAAACTTTATCCCAGTATGTAGTAATAGTACCGTCATCATTACCAGTAGCAATTACTATATCCTGCCCTCTAAGATGAGGCGCTCGTGCTTCTTTAATAGTACCATCACCTCCTTTGAAACTGATGTGTGTTTCATTACCTTTACGATATACAAAACCGACTGCATCTGCTTCTCCGCAGATAATAGCACTAAGCTTTCCTACAAGGTCTAATGCCATTTCTGATACTTCCTCACCATCCTTATCTATTTGAACATCTTTTACATGTCCTACAAGAATAAACTCATTACAGAGTTCTTTAAACATATCAATAACCTTCCTTACTGCTTGGCGAATGTACAAATATCCGCTTCCATTTGGAAGCAATCTAACATCAGTTCCCTTCCAGTTCTTTCCTATTGGAGACTGACGATACATTGTTGCTGCATATGGGAGACACATCTCCTCTAATCTTGTAGCGTTATCGATTGTTATTCGTTTATAAAAACAATGACCTACTTCTGTATTCTTTGCTCTAATGGCTTGTGCTGCTTCACCTAAATCATTAACACTACGGCATTGTATAGCCATAGCATCAATAAATGTAGAACCTCCTTCCAGGTCTATTATCAAGTTGTTGTCTAACTGCGCAAGACTGCTTGTTTTTCCCGATTTAGGTTTCCCGTAAATTATTAAAAACTTAGGGTCTACAGATGTAGCAGGTACTTTAGATGTAGGTAATATAAGGCTCATAGGCTCTGAATATGATTAAGTTAAATTACTTTGTAATATCGATATAAATATCGATGATCTCTCGCTTCTTGTTGTCAGAAAGCATATCATAAATACGCTTTGTTCCATCAGTAAGCGGGATAAGCTCATAACCGATCTGGATCTCATCAGAAAACATCTTAATAGGAGTTCCATCATCGAGTTTGAAGTCATACGTATCACAAGAACCACTTGACATCAAGTAAGAGAATGCTTTACAAAACTCCATATAGGTAGGTTTGTCATTCTTCTTAAGAATATCAATCGTAATATCTATACTCTTTGCAGGCCTCTTCTCAAACGTATACGTCTTAATCTCCGGAGACTTTTTCTCAAATATGTACGTATTAATATCGTTTATACGAGTAGAAAGAAGATCATTAAGAAGCGTGCTGTACTTATCATTAGACTTACGATTGTTATTGTTAGACTTAGTGTTATTAGTTGTGTTCTTAGATATATTAAATGTGTACTTCATAATTCAGCCTTGTTATTTACGATTCGATGATATTATTGTATTTCAGGTCGTTCTCAAATTCAAGAATACAGGGCTCTCCTGCATCCCTATTTTTCATCAGGTGAATATATACTTTTCCTGATGTCGGTAAACGATTTGGACCGTACTCTTTAATACCTAGTATCTCTGGTCTATGTACTACTAACACGTAGTCACTTGCCTGATATATCGAATCAGATGAGGATAAATCGCTTCGCATCGGGTAGTGTGCTAAGCAGTTATTAATCCTCTCAGGGGATTCAATGTTGCGGTTCATCTGTGTTATCTGTATCACAGATGTTAAAGGCAACTTCTTCAACTGTATAAAAACTTCTTGTAATTCACTTAATGTCTCAAGAGCAGAACCCACTCTTTTTGTAAGCAAAGTATGATCATAGGTAATGATAAAATACTTACCAGTACCTTTAATATGTTCATTATAGAAATCTATTACAGTTTGTAATACTTGCTGAGGACTACCCGGATTATCTACAAAATAAATGGGATAGTCTTTCAGTTGGTTGGAAACATCGACAATCTTCCCGAATGTTGCATCGTCGAGGTCCTTATTAGAACTATACAACTCCGAAGTCGTTCTCCTGAGCTTATTGGATAACGTTCTTCCGACCTGCCTAAATCCAACCATTTCCAACGAGAAGTTGAGTATTACAATCTCCTTTCCAGGATTAAGGTCAATTAGATCTGTTGATAAGAGATTCACAAACGAACTTTTCGATTATGTTATCGTTGAGCTTTTTATCTCAACTTCTACAACTTATATTGCTTCGTTGTAGTCCCGCATATATTTTCATCTGTTCTAGATGTCGGACACTCTTGGAGATATTATATTTATTCAATCTCTATGCTGTACGGTGATTCAGAACCTTTCGCAATTTCTGAATTTACCACGGTATTCTCGTCCCAGAGTTCACCGTATTTGCCCAATTGTAATCCATACTTTCCCAAGTATAGACGGCAATATTCTAAATATTTGTCATATTTTCTTTGAAGAAATATTGTTGAATTTTTATACAGATAATTTGCAATGAAGAAACCTGTTTTGCCTTGAAAATACAATCCACTAACATTTTTAGCACAATGTTTGATAATTTTATTTTCAAGGCAAAACAGGTTTGCTTACACACCCATCTGCAAATAAAAATCCTAACCAATACGCCTTTTCTTCTGTATTTATTTCATCAAAGAAATATTCGTCCTTCTCTTTTTTATACATGTTTTATTTTTATAACGTAATTCAAAAGAGCATGGTTGCAATTCACAAATATTTCATTACCGCTTCCTGAAATGCCAGCTACCGTCATAACTATATTAGACTCAATACCTCCCATACATACTTTGTTCAGCTTGCTCCAACGAGTTTTTAGTGAACAAATATTATGTTCCTTACGTGCCTTAATATAATGTATAGCCTCGCTTACAACGGAGGACATAGGTCTATAAAGTAATTTATATGAGAGTTGTTCCATAAGCATCAGATGTGTCTGTTATAACGTCGTTCATTTCCTCTTCAGTTTCTTCCCACTGATGATCTACTAACCATCTCCACATAGTCTTCATATAGCCAAGTTTTCCAGATGCTGTTTTCTTGTCTACTTCATACTTAAGACAATTGTATAAATGTTCTGCCATAGCAGAACTATTGCCAACGTAAGTATTATAAAGATGTCTGCATTTATTTACATTGGCCCTAAGGTACGATTTGGTACCATCAGGTCTAAGTACATAAACTGGGTATAGTTCATAGAACGTATCGAAAAAGGCCTTTTTAGGCAAAATAATATTGCTCAGCATTTCGGTAGGTTCATAGACTATAGATCCACGTCTCTCTATCGACGTGATAAGTCCCTGATCGATTAAGTATGATATTTCGTCATCGCTGATAAGGCTGATTAACTTGCGGACGTCTTGATTAGATTTTTGATTCTTATCCAATACCATACTCAGGAATACTAACTGATCTAAATTGATTTTTACTGGTAAATCCAGTATTTTTGTATTCAATTCTATTATCATACTCTACTCTAAGGTTACGATGATATAGATTAGAACAATGATAGTTGTCTACACTTTAATTGTTCTACTATTTTACGTGCTTCTGCTACGTAATATGCATAATTGATGTGTCTGCATTTAATGTCTACATCATCATATTTGTTTAACAAAGTAACACCAGATTTAGTTAATAGATTTGAATAAGACAATTGCCCCTTCTCTTCTTTAACTTTATACAGATAGCACCCGTTAGTGGATGCATAAAATCTATTAATCCTTTGTACTTGTTTGTCGTTGTATTCGACTCTAAACTTCTTATCCACACGTTGCCCCATAACGAATTTACGAATGTCTGTGCATTTTCGTATGGTCTCTTCGATAGGAACACCGTCTGTGAAATATTTAATTACGGCTTCAGGTATGATGACTGGTGTGAGTCCTTTACCTAAAGATGTTTCCGTAATAAACATTCCCTTCCTTTCTATCAGTTTTGGGTCTCTGGATTGTGAGAACCCGTCAACGATACCAAAATAATCATTGACAGCATACTGATAAAACGCTTCATAACGATCTGCTTCAAAAGAGAGCATTGTTCGGCTTTCGAGCTCGGTGACCGATTCCTGAATACCACTCTCAAGACTCTTCTTGGCCACAAACATAACACCGTCTGTATTTACTTGCACAATCCTGCAATTATACTGTAGAAGTATATCTACAAGCATAAGTAGAACCAATTGACCATTGATCCTAATCTTAAATACACTAAATGGATCATACATCCAACTAGTCTCTTGTTGCATTTTCCCTGTAACAGAATTAAGAGTCAATTTTAGAGCAAGATTCTTAAGTTTCTGTCCGTTATGCTTGGCTTCAAGTCTCTCTTTATAGAGATTCTTGTAAACCTCGATTCCTGCATTACCTAAGTGCCTAGGAAACCACCCATAGCGCACAATAAATGATGGATACATGGAAGCTACATCCAAATGACCGATGTATTCATCATCTTTAGGTACGATTATTTCCGGGGTATTAATAGAATGGATACCTCCAACACCCACTGAAAACTGCGTATTTGCTAGAACAAACTTCTTAGCATAGCCTTTGCGTTCTTTAGAGTAAACTATTTGCTCTTTCATTTCCTCAAGAACGTCTTGTAACATTTGGTTTTTGTAAGATATAATCGGAAGTATTACATCTTTAAGTGGAATATAATCCATAGGAGATCTCATATCTTTAAGCACGTTGTAACTTATATGTAATTGCTCACATACCTTTTTCGCTATGATAGATTCTCCGAATTTTACACTATCCATAGACAATGCATTAATTCCGTACTCTTCTTCAATCCATAGTCTTAGTTTGATATCGCTTTCCTTCTTATTCAGAAGTTCTGTTGTTGACTCTACATCGTTGACATTGTAAAATATCATCTCGTCTATCTTTTCAGTAGCAAGAGGTTTTGTAAAATCACCATCAAACTCTAGTACATTTGGATAATGCATAGTCATTTGCATTTCCTTTAGTCCTACTCTTAACTTTGATGAAAACATCATAGTAAGTATATCCATAGATTCAAAGAAGTGTGCGTATTTCCACCTTTTAAATTTAGAAGTATCTCCTTCATCAGACATGACTATTGTCTGAGATAGATTAAATATAGAATCACATACTCTCCATACTGGTGTATTAGATAATAACGAACTATACTCTATAATATAGTTAATCACAACATCATCATAATGGTGATTATTGTAACCACAAAACATATTCTTAATATCTAAGAAATATTTTGCCATATCATCCAATTCGTTCTTTCTTACAGAACATTCAAACTTTTTAAGTTCTCCCGTTTCTGTATTCTTACAAGTACAGTGAAATACGTTTGGAAATACTTCAATATCGTATACATTTACGACTTTGTTGTGTATTAACATGACTTATAGTTCTTGTTAATGGTTTGTGTTGTCATCTCTATGCAGCCATTTGACCTCGTAGGGCTCCGAACTTATCATAGACTCTAAAACCTATGATACTTTCACCTTTCTGGGCATTTTTCAATGCTAACTGCAATTTCTTTTCAATAAACTCTTTTGAAGGATAATTGGTTACATATCCAGCAAAAGGATATCCGTATATGTATGGGTCACATTCCTTCTCGAAAATGACTTTAGTTCCACTATATCCATCTACTTTGTGTACACTGTACATTCTAATGTTTGGTGTACTGATTGGCTTACAATGATAATACTTTTCACTTAAGACATTACGAATATGTTCCAGAGCAATACTTCTTCTTGTCTTGTAGGAAGCCATAGTTTCCTCCGGAAATAGTGTAAAGGCTAACTCAACACTAGTCGGTACCGGGTGTTTCGCATCCCATTTAGCCATCTTATGAAGTTCGTACAGATGACACTTTTCAGCCAATCCCATACGAACACTTTCCCTATTTCTTCTACGATATATAGGAATGTTCGTATGTGCATTCCATAAGAATTTACCATGGTGATCCGTCTTTTGGATTGGATGTCCACCGATATCCCTTACTAAAGGATGGTGTATGTTATACATTTCCTCCTTCGTAAGGCTCTTTGGAAGCTTCAATTTTCCAGCCTTTTTAGCCTCTCTAAGACGCTTTTCATACTCCTTTAGTATAATTGTGCGTCGCATGATTTTGCACGCTGTAGCGCCGTATTTGTAGCAATTTAGACGCTGCTGCTCATCTCTTACAGATGTCTTAGGAGCCTGGAAACGTTTTACTAACTGATCGATTGGTTCATATCCCAGTCTCATTGCAAACTGGTACCCTTTTGGAGTTGACATGAACTTCTTTATCTTATCTAACTCAGCATACTGAGTATTAAGGTCTTTTAATGCTTTAGTTATACTTTTCATATTGATTATGTATTTAGTTAAACGGTGATTATAATTGGTCTCGATCCAATTCCATCTTTCGATGGCGCCCATCAGCATATATAATCTATTATAATATTATTAGCAAGTTACCATATCCTTAATGAAATCGTCATTATCAATAGTCAACGTAGCCTCGTTATTAAAACGAGCTATCTCCTCGTCAACCTTATTGATCTCCAACTGAAGTTTATTCTTAATAGATCCAATCTTAGCCGAAGTAAATGTCTCTTTCTTGCCTGTTCCAGCTTTACCGGCTTTAGCTTTTGTAGCGGGATTAATAGTGGCTTTCTTAAGTATCTCCTCCCAGTGGGCAAGTTGCTCTTTTAGCTCACATGCTCTATAAATATTATAATAATGGGTTTTCTTTGCATCATCATAATTAAACGTCTTAATACCATTATTAATGGCATTAAGCATGAGTTTAAGTTTGATTAGTGTCTCAGACATCTGTAGAATCTTATTGTACAATACAGCAAGATCCATACCAGAACCCACTTTAGCCTTCTTTGCCTTTATGGTCATAACATTCTCTGCCTGTATGATACGCCAATAACGTGTCTTTGTAAGACAGATTTCGTTACGAAGTGCAATGATATCTTTTGATGTATATATGTTTGATTTCTTATCCATTGTTGTAAAGTTTTAGTTAAACAAAATGAATTTGAGATCGTTTACCGTTTAATTAGTCGCTCTATTAGGAATCGAACCTAATCTGGTACCATAAGAGCGTAAAAGAGAAGAATATTGACAAACAATACTCTTCTCCTTTATGTGTACATGTTAATAGGAATGGCATACTTTAACTCCAATTCTCCTGAATCTTTGTCGTTTCTGTACATTCGTTCATCTTGGTACTAATCACCTGACTAGTCCTCACCAAGATATTGAACTCCTGTAGGTCCTATTTTAACACGCAATATGGGGTCACCTGAGCCCGGAAGCTCAAATGTTCTAATTTCTTCATTCACTTGGAGTTTTACTTCAGTAGGTCTATTACTGCTAGCGAATCCTTCCGCCCCTAATGTTGTACAAGACCATGTTGTTTTAACCCCGATATAACCGACTAAAAATAGTCGATCAATTACGTCATTGGAACGTCCTTCACGGCTTAGAAGATCTGATAGGTCTTTTAGGAGCCCTGCTCCCACCATTTGACCATGACCTTCATTTTCCGCTTTAGATGATAATGCTCCAATAACTTTGAATGTGAACTCTGCTAACGAAATTCTCTTTTCTGCTCCAATAAGACTGTTCCACCATAAGAACCGTGTCTTTCCTAAGACAATATCACCAGTATTGGTATCTACAGTCACTTTAGAATAAAGATTACTCTCATTCTCATCTATTATCTCCTTACGGATAGACGGATCAGAAAACATTATTTGTATGAACAGAGCACTTCTCTCTGTTAAATGCTGCATAATTAGTCTGCTGCGTTAACGTGGATGTTAATTGTTGTATCGCCACCTTTTCGGTCAAGCTGACGGTAATAAGCGTCCGCATAGGCAGAGTTCTTCTCAGAAGTTGTCTCAATCATCATGGACATCTTCTTAAGATTCTCTGTCAATTCGTCGATCTTAGCCTTCTCCTTAGCATTTTCCTGATTAAGGAATTCTGCCAACTTCTTACCTGAAGAGAAGTACACATTATTAGTATTAGTAGGATCCTTCATGAGAGCATCTCGCAAAGAGTCCACTGTTACGTCCTTAGTAAACTTATTGTTTGCTATAGGACAACGAACTTCAATACTGTTACCAGTTTCATCTACCTGGTCCTTATTAATAACCACTTCATATTCATCAGGATTCAATCCTCGTTCAAGTGTTATACCAGTAATATCGATAGCAAGAACCTTATAACGGTTGACATTACGTGTTATAAATATCCCATTATTGTGTTCGGCATGTTCTTTCTGCTGATTATAGTCGGTAATTATTACCTCCTTTGCTGCTTTAAAGATTCTTTTACCAAAAAGTCCACCGAATGCTGCAAGATTTGGACGATTCTCTTCTACTACCTGAATGTTAATTTTAGTGTTATTCATAATTTACTATCCTTTTTGATATCGTGGTTGATTCCACCAACGATAGTTAATTTACTATGTAGGACTTTCACCTACGTTAATTATTAAAAAAGTTTCTCTCTCTAACTCTTTTTATACTCACATTAGCATATATTGTAACCTTATATTAAGGCTCGTTTTATTCAATCATGCGCCATTCAGCTTTATATTCCTTTATAATTCTCTCTCGGTATATGAAGCTCAATCACTGAATTTGGGAATCCAACGGTAGGATATGCTACGCCCTTGTGTACATGAATCCTGTTACAGCAAAACTACAAAATACAATATACAAATTCAATTGCTGTTACTAATTTGTGAACTTTAATTTAATTGTTAAAGTACAATATTGACATTACTAAGCGCTCTGAAGTTTCAGGAATCGCAGAGAGTTCACTAGTTGAGTCTTTATTGTTTAATATAAAATATGTCTGGTTCTGATTGTTTAATGAGCCTAACAGTACCTTTAACGTGCTCACCCATTGATCGGGACTCCTATATTACTACGTGCGTGTGTAGCTTTTTACGTGTAGGGTACACGTTTCATTATCGAACAGTCTTTCTCTTCCAGAGGAGATGTGACTCTACGGCTTGTTTATTACTCTTGGCAAGTGCTTGCCTCATTGTTTATAGTGCTCGAATACTGTATACTTTAAATACATACTATCATAGCCCTCGGTACGCTTTTGCACCCGATTCTTGTGGTCGTCATAGGCTGTTTATGTTTCAAAACACCCACCTAATCGCCTCTAACATCCTCTATAGAGACAGTATAGACGATGCGCTAAGTATAGGCTTCTACCTCTATGCTTTACATATACACTTTCACATGTATACTTTAGGCTGGTTAGCCGTAACGGTTGGCACTCAGTTTCCTCACTTCAGTACTTCCTACTTACAACGTAGGTTCTTCCCTATGAGGGGACACTAATTTTTATAGTTAAACATGTTAATTACAGTTGATAAGTAGTTTCGCTACTCTGGTCGGTAATCGTGATATCTGCTCATACAGGACATATACTCATTTGTACGTCTAACGTAATGTTATGTAGTACTAAGAATATGTAGTATAGGAATCATACATACTTGCCAGCATTAGAGGCTCTTATATATTACCGGAATGTAATAACTCGAATCAGTCTAATGTAATATCAAATGTTTTGCGCCTTCAGATATCAGGAAGGCTCTCCTCACATAAATGCTTCGGACGTTATCTCGCATTTCTGGATACTCTTTCGGTACAGCCATTAGGTACCTTTTACGAACATCTCTTTAACATCAGTCTTATGTGTGCGGACTCGTGTCGCTAAGTGTTGCATCCACTTCCTGTCATTCTACTTTTATATACCGCATGAACGACGAAGGCCTGGCGGTTGTTGTATTTGTTTCAGCCGTTTTACCTCATCCCTGGCTCCCCTTCAACGGAGATGTGCTGAATCGAACAGCAAGGACTTACATAGGCAGCATATTTACGATACACTCCGTGAGTCGATTCTCACGGTCTGAAGAATATCTATCATTATTCCCAGCAGGTTCTTTCTCTTTCCACATACAACGTACCCTTCATAATGTTAGTTGGTGCTAACGTGAACACTAGTACATGGCATTTTACTCAATTTGACACTCATTATGTGTTGGCGTACATAATGTTTCAACTCGTGTAAGTTATGCACAGATTCGTGTCTTAATCTGTGTTTGTCCGATACTCTTATTCCTTTTGCTCATCTTGAGACTTATGTGCAGTTCTCTGTGTATATCACCAGACGGTTCTCATATACAATGTTGCGCAGTTATACATATCTTTCGATCAGAAGGGGTTGAATAAGGTCACTATCCCCTATACAAGTGAGTTTTTCACGCTCATCATGTCTTCCATCCTACCTTTTGTGCTCTATTCTCAAGCATTATCGTCATCAGTGATGATTTACATATTCTCAGATCAAGTATAATTTTTCGACGTAGGCTAATGAGACCTACTGTATGTCTAACACCTATTACTATGAAGACGTATTCTTTAATAATATAAATAATATCATCCTAAGGCTGGGATTTACTAACGGTTTTCAGATTATTCAGAGCTGTCGACTGCATCATGAATTACATACTTTCGAGGTATGCTATCTGGAGCTGTTCCCTTCCGAGGCTCACGAGTCTTTATGTACAAGATCGAGACAGTATCTCGTACAGCATATGGCACTCGCTTGGTTCGTATGACTTGTTTTGTTATTACTTTGGTGTGATGTACAGTGTCTCTTATTGTGTCACAGGGTGTGATCGTATCATGTACCACCTTTTCTACATACTTTGGTAACTGGAATGGAGGAGATTCCGCTGCAGTTATCGTATTAGTCGGCTCATAATGGATTTTAGCCAATTGTGAACCGAACGCACACATTAATGCGCACACTATTATAGTTGCTGTAGTTTTCATTTTGATAATGTTATGAACCATAATGCCATACTTCATATTGTTCCTTCATACAGCAGAAGAAACTTTTCAGAGTGTCTAAAGGATTCCGGATTCCCTTAAACACTCTGGAACGGGTTCTTTTATGCTGAAGTATGGCTAGTCTTTTTTTGATTCAGCTTTCTTGGCTTCTGCAGCAGCCTTGTCAGCCTCTTCTTTACGCTTAATATATTCTACATAAGGTATTTCCTTTACTTCAGTGAGATTCTCCTCACCATATGCAGAATTCTTTTCACCTGGGTTGCGGAATAGATTAAGAATAATACCACCACGAATCTTCATGTTCTCATATATACCATCATAATGCTTATCGAGAGCACATTCTGGGTAATAGAGTTTACGAAGACGACCAAACGCCATATTCATGATGGGTTTAAGGTGTTCGTCCTTAAAGTCGGGGTTGTTATAATTGTCTACTATAGTAAATGAGATGTCATGTAGTGATTTCATAACCTCCTCATTACGTTTAATCTGATCTTCATGAGCCTTGGCAAGCTCACGATAACCCTTCTTCTTCTGATCAAGTTCTCCGAGAGCAACCTTCTCCTTTTCAATATTGTCCATGCAGATGAGCTCTACAAACGCCCTAACTGTATCGGCAATAGATTGATCATCCCAGCAGGCTTTCTTAGTTTCTTTGTCGGTAAGAGCACCTCGCAGAATAAGGAATGCTGACAATGGAGAATGTTCTCTTTCAACTAGAGACCACATACCTTGTCCAATACCTTTCATGTGAGTGGTTGGCTTCACATAATAGAAGATATCAGACAACCATTCGTACATAGTACGATCTTCATATTTGTTCATGGCTTCCGTAGAGTTCTCTGCTTGACGGGCAAGTTCTATACGATAGTCATGCATAAAGTCTACTGTTTGTACAAGAGCATCTTTAATACTCTTGCTGTGCTTCAAACTGGTCACGAGAAGGTACTTCAGAGCCTCTCTAAGCGCATTTTCATCAAGATGTGCTACCTTGACTGGGTCAAGTTCAATAGAGCCTTCAGAACCCTTCTTTTCGGTTTCGTTTTCAGCTTTAAGTTCTTTCTTTGTTTCTTCAGATACTTCAACATCTGAAGAGTTTACTGTTACTGTGTCATCTTTTACTTCAAGTTTCTTTATTTCTGGAAGTTCAATTCCCATATCTTTGGCAACATTTACCAGCATTGGATAGACACTTTTACTCATTACTGCACTAAAGAATGAGGTGCCATTTACTGCTTCATCTGCCAAAGCCACAACAATACCAGCAGCTGTAATACGATTCATATTGTCTACCACATCTTTACCGAATTTGTCAGATGCATCAGGATCATCGTGGAAGAGTCTCGACGCAAGTCCGAGCAATTCTACTTGATGATTAGCATCAAGTCCACTGTTCTTACGACTTGCGATATTCTTAGGAGTAACGTCTTTAGGAGTTACTTCCTGTATCACTTCTGCCTGCACCTCCTCTACTATTTCTGTCTTTGGAGGAGTTGTCGTCTTCTTTGTGTTATCTACTGTAGCGTTAGCTGTCGTCTTTACTGAATTCTTCTTAGTGTTATTTACTTTCTTAGCCATAATTTTTGATAAATTAAAGTGTTAACGATAAATTTTAAGTTTGTTTAATAAAAAGCGAGCAGATCATATCTTAGGCAGATTATGTACTCAACTTGTATTAAACGGGTTACAACTGTCTCCTATATATGTAGGGTTTACAGTTATTAAGGCGTGAGCAGTTTCCTCAGTGATGGGGTTAGCCCATGAGAGATCGATGTCACTGTCAATCTTTATTTCTTCGTTAGGAAGTATAGCATCAAGATGCATTATACTAATTAACGAAGTCATGGGAGCCTTGTCCACTACTACAGGAACGCTCTTTTTGGTAGGCGTTGTCAATGCCTTACCAACTTGCCCACATGCGAAACCAAACAGGAGAGCCATAAGCAACTGCCAAAATAGCTTATTGCTCCTGTTGTAACGAGCGATTGCGAAGATCATCATCCCTGCAATCATCAGTGGTAGAAGAGTCGTCAACATGTTCAAGGTTTAAAATTGATTTTATTTTATTACGTACTCTATGAAGTCTCGACTTAATAGTTCCCTTGGACACATGGAGCGCCTTACTAATTTCTGCAATAGTCATACCATCTCTATAGAACATGTAAGCAGTATCTCTATACGAGGGAGTTACTTCTTCCATCATATCTAAGAGCCTTTGATAATAATCGCTATTAACGAGATTGTCTTCAGGATCTACATAATCATCCAAGGAACCTACAAATGTTTCTTCTGTGATTGATGCACTGTCTTTGACAGTTCTTAGGTAATCAATTGCTACATTCTTAGTAAGAATTCTTAACCATCCGCCAAATGACGAATAGTCTTTAAATTTAGATAACTTAGCATGAACTTTTAAGAATACTATATTAGTAATATCCTTTGCTTCATCTTTGTCTCCTATATAAGAGGTTAACAACTTGTCGACAAATACTTTATACTTATTAAACAGTTGTGTAAAAGCATATTCATTGCCAGTTTGCGCCTTTTTGATGATCTCAATCTCCTCTGGGGTAATTTTGGTAATCATCAAACATCATTAAAATGGTAAATCGTCTTCCATTCTCAGGTAGACAGCATTGTGTACATTCGCTGTAAGATTCCCATGAATCTCCCTCTTCTCCTCATCGGTCAAAGAAGTAAGCTTATTTAACATCCCTGTTGCAATGCGCAACTTTACCATTGTTGTGTAATAAGAGTCTCTTTCGAGATTATTGTCACAAATATTTCTATTTACCCACCACAACCATTGGATAAGGCTATGATTTCTCATAACTTTCAACCAGCTATACGGATAAATGGCATGTGATGTATATTCACAATGACTTAATCTATTATCTATTCGTCTATCCATAATCCAATCTGTTTAAGAATGAACTCAGCCAGTTTGTGGTTCTTCCTAGTATAACGTTCTGCAATTTCATTACAGAGATTCTCGTTATCTGATCCGCAAAATATTGCAACATCTGCTGCATTTTTGATGTAGGGTATATTCTTACAAAACCATTCATTCCATGATACAACATGACTCCAGAAGGTGTATTCCTGTTTACCATACTGCAACAGATTGGTTAAGTCTATAGCATCAGCCATATTCTTTTTAGGGTTTATGTAAGAAACTATCTTCTTCTCTTTTTCCTCTTGATTTTTCTTTCTTCTG